CTTCATTCCGCCAGAGTCTGCGTCGATCAGTTTTGCTGCGTCGTCAAGGACTGGTTTAATATTCGGATTCATGTTTATTCCTCTTCCAGCGGTCGTGTTCGCGATCCCAATACCTGTTGTCGTAAAATTCAAGGACGATGTTCAAACCAAGTAACTCAAGGACAAACCCAAATCCAGCAAGATCAGTCTTCTTATAGTTCCATATGCGAAATGCAGCTAACTTTCTACAATCAGCTTCCCATCTAGAAATCTGAAAGCGATAATATTTGTGGAGCGTTAATTGATTTTCTCTGAAAAAGAAATCAGTCAACTGCGCTCTTCATTAATCGAATACAAGCTATTGCCGCTACAGTTCCGCCGGCGCATCCTATGATACTGGAAACTCTTCCTGGCCAATTATTGCTTATGACCAACATGAAGATATTGCCCAAGGTGAGCAAAATAACAATTACGAGAAAGATCCTGTAGCGCCTTTTCATATTACGAGTCCCAAGATACCGATGAATATAACAGCAATCGCTACAAGCCCCGCAATGTGCAAAATGCGGCTCTCGTGATTCGAGTAAAAAGCTTTCATGTCCCTTCCTTTCTTAAAAAAGAAACTCATCGAACCAGCCCTTTTCAGCCAACCACCGAACAAGAAAAATTATGCCAGTGATCAGCAGTATGATGTAGATGATCGCCAAAACAGCAAACCATACAAAGGATAGGCTGCCAAAGATGGCAACGAATACTACTGCGGCTAGCGCTATGAGTAGTGCTATGAGGGCGATCTTTACAACGCCCCAAAGAATTTTTAAGAACATCATTTTGCCACCTCCACAAAAGCTTTGCCTCTGAGAATAAAGACGGCTGCGTAGTTCGGATTTTTGCCTTTCTCTTGAAAACGAATGGTCGGAGCTGTTCGACCATTTATGACGTCATTGGGCGTGATAACCAAAGGTCCGTTTGAATAAAAGCTTTTGCCCTTAGAGTCAGTCAAGACGTAATTACGCCGAGGAATAAATACCTTTTCAGAGTCAGAAACGAGAAGAGTCGTACTGTCATTTTCGGGATGTTCTTTATCGGTTGACCAATATTTGTCGCTATATTGAATAGCAGGAACTCCCGGCTTATCACTTCCTTCTACGGTAAAATGAGGATTGATAACAATAGTACCTACCGAATGGTAAGTGTAGACCTGGCTGCCGATGAGGTTGAAGGTGATACTGGGATCGTGTTTGGTCGGCCAATCTCCAGTGAGGAGACCGTCGATAAAAAAGACGCCGCCGAAAGAAAGAGCGACGACAATGAGGACGGCTATGAATCTGAAGATCTTGTCTGAAAGTGTCATTTCCCCTCCGGAGGCATATCCTCTTTGTGATCGATTCCGATGCCGCAAGGAATAGAGGCGTCTTTGAAGAAGAGCCCATTCCACCACTTCCGAATGCGGGTAGACAACCTCTTTGCCTTTTCCTCTGCGAGCCGCTTCTGCGCTTGATCTTCATAGAATTTGTGCATTGCGTAGCCCTGCTCTCTCTCAGTGCGGTCTCGTTCGGCGAGCCAGTATGCTCTGAGCCGATCCTGGCGTCTTTCCTCCATCAGCCCCATTCTCTGGAGCCGAAGCATCTTGGTTCTAGTCCCCATTACTTCCTCCTCATTTCGTTGATGACGCCAGTGATATGATTCAGGATGCTATAAAGCTCGGACCGATTGGGATCCCGAATCCTACGGACCACCGACTGCCACTGCCGATCAGTCAGCTCGACCCCGGCTGCCTGTTCATATTCTTCCTTGTCCATAGTGATACTGATATGATCCTTGATTTCCATTCCATTTCTCATCTTCATTTCGATTCCTTCTTTAAGACGAGGACCGCATCCTCAAGCCAAGTCTTTGTGACGCCCTGAACTATTACTGCCCGCTCAATCAGTTTGATGAGCTCAGATCGCTTTGCCTTAGACATTTTCTACTGCCTGTATTTTTGTCCCGACAAAACGGTCGATTGGATGAAAAACAGTCCAAAGAAGAAAGAGGAGAAGCGCCGCCATTATTACGATGGCAAAAATAGCAAGGACTGTTTTTAGAGTTTCTTTAAACATCCCGGTCTCCATCGTAGATGGTCTTGAGGACCGGAAACCGGAGGGAGTAGAGCCCCTGCTCATTGATAGTTTCCTCGAAGTATTTGATGGTGACCGTTTTGCCCAGGATCTTAGAAGGATCCTTGTAGAATTCCTGTCTCTGCTGGATGGAGAAGCCAGATCCGACCGAGACCACGTTACCTTTGTAAGGGATCTTGATGGCGGAGAGCATTGTCTCGGTGACTTCCTTGCCGCCCTTGATGATCCGGATGGGCCCCATCTCCACGTCCTGGACCACGAATTCATCGTCCTGCATTTCCTTGACCTTGAGCATATCCGAAGAGCGGCCGGCCTTGTAGGGGACATCCTTCCGGAGGATGAGTCCTTCCCAATTCTTGGAATTGGCTTCAGCCATGAAGTCAGTGAGGTCTTTCTCGGTTCCGATCTTCCTCTGCTCCACCGGGTCCAAGATGCCCCCATTGAAGATGCCCTGATCTTTGAAGAGGTTGATGAGATTGATTCGATGAGTCAGCCTGATATTGCGAATTCCTTTGGGTGGTTCTTTCTCTTCGAAGATTACCAAAGGCATCATATCGAAGATCTTATACTTGGGATGTTCGACCGTGTAGTCCTTCCGGCGGATGAGCTTGATCATGTCCGTGAAGTTTTCATCGCCGTTCTGGTTGACGATGCACATTTCTCCGTCGAGAACCAAGCCGCCCTTGAAGAAATCGAAGTCATTGCGATATGGTTCGAGTTTCTTCTGGAGCTCTTTGCGGACATTGTCCAGAGTGGTGAATTCTTTTCCTTTGCGGGAAAGAAATTTGATATCGCCGTTTGAGGAGATGACCGTGATGACCCGGACTCCGTCCAGTTTTCTGGAAGCGAACCAAGTGTCTTTGGTGAAATCCACCTTCTGTTTGAAGTCGTTGTATTTGTGGGCCAGAGCCACTTCGAAAGAAGGGACTGTTCCCGGCCAAACTTTGTTGATGAGTTTGGCATCGGCCCGAGTCTTGAGGTTCCGATCGAGTATGCGGAGGATGAGATCCCGGTAAATCTTGTTTTCGGAAATGAACTGAAGGATGTAGGCGATGGCATCGTGGCCAGTATACTTTCTGGAGTTGAGTTCAGCCATGAGGCCGAAGATGTCGGTATGAACTCCGTTGGGTTTGATCTGGCTTTCCATCTTGAGAATGTTGTCCGAGCTGACGTAGAACTGGATGAAGGGATCATAGGTCCAGCTCAGGAGTTTTTTGCATTCCGGATACTTGGCCAGGATCTCAGTTTTGTCTGTGGTGGAGTTCGTGGTGTTGAGTTCGGTGACCAGTTTGTTCAGTTGTTTAAGTTCGTCCATAGTTTATATTACCATACCTTCGAAACTTCTCCCTGGGAGTCGTTCCTGATAGATTGTTGGATTTTGCCACTTGTGATCATAGAGAAATGTAGTTCCGTCTTTTTGATAAGCCTTGAAGGCCGGATAGATGTCTTTGCCTATAGCGCGCGGGCAACATCGCTGTACGACCATGTCGTCCCATAAGGAATAGAAAGTAGAATATTCCAAACAGCAAGTTGGAAATCAGTGCCTACAAGATGTAAAGGAATTTCTTCGAATTGATGTAAGTCTCCTGCAAAATATGCATTGAGTTGTGATCGAGTGCCCTGAAAAACATTTTTTGAAAAAGACCACGCATCGCCAATATCTGGTTTAGTGCTCATGAAACTTAATTGCCATAAACCACGATCGTCTCCTGCGAGTAGCAAACGCCCTACTGGGCTATCTATAAATGTATATGTGAGGTGTTCTTTGTAAGAGTTTATTTTCACAGAACAGCCTTCTCTGCTATCTCTTTGATCCGCTCATAAAGATGTTTGAGTAATTTGGATTTAGCATCGTCTGATAGACTTGCTCCGGCACCATCTGTGTAGTTTAATGCTTCTTCGATCCAAAATCCAAGATCGTCTGCGCTAATATAGACTCTTCCGTCTTCACCTTTTTCTAAAGCCCAAGCACCAGCAGTGCCGTCAGTTCCCTTTTTCATTTTCTCCTTCATATACTCGTAGCCTATTTCTAACCACTTCCCATAAATGCGGCCCTCTGAAATGTGACCATACCATCCGCAGGAAAATGGTTCATTAGCTTCAATGAGAAGTAGCTTGCCTTCAGGTGTGGTCCCAAAATCTACAGCACCACAATAGTCTTGGGGCCAATCGACTTTAAGATCGGGTGGCATTGCATCGTCGTTAAGACCACAATACCAACCAATATATAGAACCTTTCCATTCGCTACATAGAAGCGCCACTCATTGGTGAAGCTTACAACCTCAGAGCACCAGTATGGGCCCTTCTTCTTGCCATGATATCCACCAGTAGTTATTTTGCCTGTGAAGCGTTTATACTTGTCAGCTGGCTTGACGAAGATCCCACCATGCATCGGCCATTGGTCTGTCCACCATATTTTACGGCCGAGATATGGTCTGAGAAATTCTGGATAATAATCAGGTATAACTTTCCATCTTGTGACTTCAAGAAACCACTCTACCGAACCAGCAGGAACAGCATCAGGTGGGACTTCTTCAGCTTTACGAAAATATTGGAGTCCCACCCCATCCATCATGTTGTAATAGGCGAGAGCTTGTGACTCCTTGGAGTTTCTGTCATTTACTTTGAGAGCAAACATAAAAAGAACTTATGACTTCCTCGAACCTATTCCAGCCAGCTCTTGAAGCCCTTGATTGCTGCGACTGCTGCGGGCCAATCGCCGTTGAATGTAAAACCGCGATCGTCAACGTAAATGAAGGCTGAAGGTTTGCTCTCGCAAATAGCACTGACCTTGATGTCATACTTCTCAAGATACTTCTCAATGGCGGCGATGCCCTCAGCCTTCTTGCAACGCGTAGAAAAAATCTTGACCATGTAAGTTTTACGGAGCTCATCAATAGCTTCTTTGACGCCGGGAACTGGAGGATCAGGAATTACCGAATAACCTTTCCATCCGCTCTTGTAGCTATGAACGACGCCATCAAAATCCAAACACACCGTCCTCATTCAGAACTCCTTTCAACCTGGTCGAAATCTTATAAAAGAACCATCTATGTGAACAAGCTCATCTAAATCGCCTGCGCTATCATAATAGAACAAGCGTCTGTCAGATAGTTTTCCCTTATTCCATAAATCTTCTACTACAGCTTCAGCATCGTTAGTCACAGACATATGGTCTCGCCAACCAATATCTCGAATCACTAAAGGTTTTTCAGGTATGTCTTCAACGATTTCATATATAGCTCTCATAGTAGTTTGTATTCCTGACTCGGAAGTAATATGTTCCACTTGATTTGATCAAGCTCATAGGCTAATTCAAAACAAAGCCGATGGATTTTTGCTTGGAGATCTAGCTTGGTTACGTTCTCCCACTCATAGCCGGGGTGGCCACTATCAAAACCAAAGAACCAAATAGCGGGACAATTGAATTCACGTAAGTTAGCTACATCACCTTTATCAGCAAAGCTTATACTATGTTTAATAAAATAACCTTCTGGTGTAGCAGAGAAATCTTCCATAGGATAAGCCCAGTTGTCTGTGCTACGATCCTTGAGCATTTCCTTCACGTCGTGCTTTTTACGAAATGCTTTAGATTGTCTGAGCATTTTTTCAAGAATAAGCGACTCTTCATCGTAGCGAACACCGTAAAGAGGATGTTCTTCATCAACACCCACATAGCCGCAAACAAGGCTGGGTATTTGGTCGTGCTGATGGACAATACAAACACAATCTTTTTCGAGCCACTTCTCAACTATCATCTTTCACCTCAAATTCGGAAAGGGATTCAACTTCTCACCAGTTTTAAAATCGAAGAATTCTAATCTGTCTCGGGCGTGAATTCTTCTCCACTCTTCTGGATTTCTCTCAAATAGTTCGTGTTCTTTTTTCTGCTCTTCTACGTTTATCCACTTCCCACAATTGCACATGTCGCAATTTTCATCACGCTCATGATGCATTGAGCAAATTGAATACCATTCTTCTTTAAGAGGGCCCTCTCCTCTAGTGGCCATGCTCCACCCTCTTGACTTTAAGCTCTTTTACAACCTTAATTCCAAGGTGTTCTTCAGCCCACTCTTGAGCCTCTTCAGGTGACTTGAAACCAGTCGGATGCTTTCCAGCTTGTTTTTCTTCTTCAGTTCTTGCAGCTAGTGGAATCATCCAAGAACCGCAATGCCAAGAATCAAACCAACCATCTTTCACTTGAAGACCGTATAGCTCTCCAACCTTATAGATCCTTATCTTCATTAGAAATCTCCTATACTCTTGAATAGCTTTGCGTATGATCTTAATGTATTTTCAAACGTAGCCGTCGTCTCTTTGGCTCTCATTACATAAGACGGGTGATAAATAGGCAACCATACAAAAACTAAGTCTTCTAGCTCAGCGGCTTCGGCCAAGTAGATTGTGTATGACCTACCTAGAAGTATGCTCAAATAATCTGATGCAACTTTGACCGCTGTAATGATCAATTTTGGTCGCATTGTGAATAACATGGTGTGTATATGTGAAGAACAAGAAGTTTGTTCTTCTATGGTTGGTTTACGATTGTCTGGAGGCCGACATAGGCAAGTGTTAGAGATGAAGCACCCTTTTGGAAACTCAATATATGGCTCTAATCGGTGTCGTAAGAACTGTCCCGATCTACCAACAAAGGGACGTCCAAGCTTTGCTTCCGATTCTCCGGGTGCTTCCCCAATAATAAGTATAGGGGCCGAAAGATTACCATCACCCCAAACGATTTTATAGCCATTTACTTCGCGGTATTGTCCCAAGGGACATTTCAAACATCTGGTATAGACGGGCATGTTTCTGTCTCTACTAACACCAAAGCTTCGCACTTATTTTCATATTGCCAAGCGAAGGCCAATTTGATAAAAAGATCCTTACCCCTTTCACGAATGACCACATCTGCGTTATCAGGGACTCTTTCTAGAATTTTCTTTAGTTGTCCCGCCGTTAGTCTTTCCATTTGCCACCACCTTTTCTATTTCTCTATATGCGTCGGCGAACCGAATGGCTGTCATGGCCATCGCAAGAAGTAATAAGCAGATGGCCGGAAGCCAATAGAAGGGTAGCAACACAATAAACCAACTCCAATTAATTATTCCACACCATTTTAGGAGTATAAAGATTGCTCCTAAAAAGATGTCAAGTCCAACTAGAGTGTAAGTTCTCCAGCCCGGCTCCCGATTAAAACCTTGTGCGTCTAATGTCACTTTCTTGCCAGCTTTCTTTTGTAATCTTTTGCTCGGCCATGAATAGCAAATATGAACTCTCTCAAATCATCTACATCGTCAATCTTATTAGCCTTTTCCATATAGACTTGCTTCTTCTCTTCGCTCGTGCCCTGAATCTCTATTGGATCCATGACTACATCAAAAAAGAGTTTTCTAAGTTCATCTACGTCATCTATTGAAGTAATCTGTCGCATGTATTTTTCAATAGCATAACCCACACTACCCGGCCTCTTTGTCAAATCATCATGCATCCAACCTTCGTCATCAGTCCAATGATTCTTTGAATTTTTCATTTTAACTCCTTATATTTTTCTATGACTCACCGAACGATCAAAAACGTAATAGTTGCAAGTGAGCTCTTCGCCTATCTCAATATCTTTTGCGGCATAGTCTTTTTGATTTCGATCTTCGCATGTAGGATTATTTGAGTGATTCATATAGCGAGCATTGTCGCTACATAAAATCCAATATCCACCTAGATCCAAAAAACCATATAGCTTGATAAATTCTTGAGTCACTGCGGGCAACATGTTTAGGATTCCGTTATATATCCTTTTATCAAACAACGGATTGAATTCCCATATTAAAGTGTCTTTCTTTATTGGCTCGGCCGCAAACAATCCAAGGCCGTGGATGGAGCTTTCTTTGAGAGCTGTTTTTACGTGGAGCATTTTATTCCTTTAAGTTCGCTTGAATATCGGCCAAACAGTCATCAATCTTACCATAACCATTTGTCCACATGATTTTGCCTTTCCAAAAAGTAAAGAAAGTTCGCAAAACTTTTTTAGGCGGCCTTACGTATACTTGCAAATGAACAGTAATGTCGGGAACAAAATGTAAACTGAACCAGAGGCTTTCACCCCAGACTGTTTCTACACAGGCTTTCTCGTAGCTAAATCGTCTGAGTTTGGCTATAATTGGTATGGCAACATCAATGAATAATTTCTTATCCTTGTCAGATAGCTTTTCTATTTCTTTTTTAAGCTGTTCAGACAATGACGGAAACCGTAGTTGGCCAGTAGAAGAAAGTTTAATCTTTGAAGGATCAATCTTTACTTCTGGCTTTTTAGCTAAGGAACCATCAACTGAACTAAACAGAGTTTTTATCCATCTCATCTTTTATATCCAATGCCGTTATTATTAAAGGCTCTATGTCGGCAAGCTTTCTCATATCGTTTGGAAGCCTCCACCATGATTCAAGACTCTTGACTAGTAAGTATAACATTTTTTCCATATCGTCTCTATCAGATTCAGCGGCGGCAAAATCCTGAAGGACGTGAATTGGAAACCACTTTCCATTAGGATCAGATCGCATTGCCCCTTCAGGACTATCCGTCCAACCAGTAACAGTCGGCTCAAAGCCAAATTTTTTCCACTCTTCTGAACTCTTATATCTTCTGGCCATCTTTTTTCACCATCAATTCAGGATTTTCGTATCTGTTGCCAATGACCTCTACATCCCAACCATTCCACCCTGGTCCCTCAGGACCGTTAAAGGCCCACTCGCCACAATTGATATCGATTACTGTCCAACCAAAAGCACAAGATTCTACATAGCCAGTTCCACCACCAAATAGTTTTTTATCATGTTCGTCTGGTGGGCTGAAGAGATCTGAACCTTCCCAAGCTTTTGGATCCCAATATTCAGGATCGCTTTTCCTTAGAATGTCACCGTCATATATTTCTCTACCGTTCTTGTCAGTCATGCCCGTATATTGCATGATGGGCATTCCGTTGAAAGGAATAAAGATCCCATCTACTTTCAAGTTAGAATCGAGGGCTAAGGGGGTGATTGCTTTAAGATCAATCATTGTTTTAGTGGTTGGATTCCACATTCTAAACTTTAACACCATTTTATATCCTTGTAATAAATGGATTGTTCTTTTCTTTTTGTTCAACTCTTAGTCCACACGCTTCGCACCAGATTGGTCCAGTCGGCATACGATATTGATTGATCTTATCTGAACCGCATTCTGGACAGGCAATAATCACTTTGGATTTTGCTTTGAGTAGCTTTAAAACTTCTTCTTTAGTCGCCATCTTTTTTCTTTAGGGCATCTTTCAAGGCTATTCTCTTTTGAGCTGCCTCTCTTACTTCAACTTCTACATCAGCCGAAAGGTCATAGACTTGATCACAAAAGTCATTCCAATCTATTTCTTCATCCCAAGTTTCAAAATAGTCACCCAAGAATTCTACACCTATGGTGACTTTGCATTTGGGGAATTCGGGTTCTTTCATTTTGGACATTGCTTATACTCCGCAAGAACTTGGTCAGTCTTTTTACACATAGCGTCATAGTCGTGTTGTTCTAAGCTGGCCATTTCATATTCCCATTCGCGTAGCAAATTTACTAAAGGATTGTCGCTTTTCTCAACCTCATCATTTTCAGCCAATAGCTCATTAACTTTTTCGATCGTGATTTTTTGGCCGTGTTGTTTACAAAAGTTTCTTACATCCTTATATACTCTATGTGTTTGAAAGCGATAACACTCTGGTATCGCTTCTATTATTTTGTCTAGAGTTATTTTTTCTTCTTCAGAGAGGATAGGTATGTGCCAATAACTATCTCCCCAATATCCGCTCACTCGAAGAATTGTGTGTTTCATCGTCTTTCCTTTTGCCAATCTATGAAAGATTGTATGAGAGCTACGTTTGCATCGACTCTTTCATCTATGGGTTGAAGACCTGGAGTTTCTGTGCAGGCTATATAAGGAACACCCATATGAAATAAGAGATCTTCAAAAGTCCCATCACAATCATTAAAGCAGACGGCACCATCAAATGCGCGAGTTCCATATTTTTCATCAATTAGAATGGACTCGGTAATGGGCTCGAAGAATTTGCACTCTGTTTGAAACAGTCGACTTGTAAACGGTCCAGGTTTTTCGGTCTGTTCAAATGTGAAAAGATAAAACCTGGATTGATCGCAATCTTCATGCAATGTCAAAAATCCATCCGAAGCGGCTTCAAAAAGTTCTGCTATATTCTTGACTAGAATCTCCCCTTCTTCAGATAAAACCTCGTCTGTTCGGATTCTAGAACAAAATCCATGATTAGGATTCCCGCCGTTGGCATTGAGTCGTTGGCCCAAAGCAAATCCCGAAGGGTTGACAAGAGGTAAGAATGAAAGATTGACTCTATCTTTAAAGGAATATGTTTCCAAAAATTTCAATAGGCCCAAAGTGCCAGCTGGCTCTTCACCGCCGTGAAAGCCTCCAGCAATTAGCAAGTTTGGTGCACCAGATATTTTTTGGGGAGTTAGATAGAGTAATGGATAGCCGCATGCATCTCCAAGGTTTTGTATGTTGTATGAAGCTGCAAAAGCGTTTATCCGCTCATAGACTTTTTTGATTTCTTCACTCATTTGTCGCCTATCTGCTTTCTCAAAATGTCGATGATAAGTTGATTGAAAGTGATGTCCAACTCATGGGCGCGCTTTGCCAGGAGAAGGAAACTTGTATTGTCCAACTCAATGTCTACACTAACCATTTTTTCTTTCTTAGCCATCTTCTTCTCTCTTTCTCTAATAGGAGTATAGGCTCCGCCACCTAGATCCATTACCTCTTTATCGATCATAGCGTCTTATTCCATTCTTAGACTTCTTGATTTCACGAAGTATCTTGGCATTTACGTCTATGACCTTCGGATCCTCTGGTCGGGAATATTCATCAGGCACTTGAGCAGGCATCTTGTCCCAATATTCTTTAATGTAGGCCTCAGAATCTTCCCTGGTGAGGTGCAGAGAATAACCATCAGGCCTTTGTCCCCAACCTCTTTCGGATTCGGTCCAATCAACTCTGATTGCAGGATAAAGTTCAGTTGGATTCTTCCCCTCTGTTATGTGGCGAAGAGCCGGTCGCATTGGTTTTTGAGGGCTCGGTTTGACATTGGGTTTCGGCGAAGTTGGTGGTGGATTTATTCCACCCTTCTTTCTGGCGCCTTCTTGGATTGTGCGTCTCTTTTGTTCACTCTTAGAAACGACACGTTCAGTCGGAGGCAGTGTGGTAGGCATTGGCCTTTCATGAACAAAAGACTTTTGCATATCCTCTGGAATGTCAAAGATCTGTTTTTGTGCCCAAGATTTAAGCCACTTCTCTTCATTTCTAGTCAGGACTTCGCAAGCAAGGCCACTAAGAATGCGCCCCACTATTTGATCCTTAGTCCACTTCTTGTTGGCGGGTTGTTCCTCAAACCATTCGATTAATTTCCCTATAATGGGCTTATTCATATTCTGGCTCCATTACCTGTAAATATGTTGTCTATATTGTAATATGTTAGTTGTTATGTTATTTATAGCCGGCATATTTTCGGGCACGTCGCGGCACGTTTTCGGGTAGGCAGCCGGCATATTTTCGGGTAGGCAGCCGGCATATTTTCGGGCACGTTAAAGAATCACTTTACCATAGATTGTGCGTGTCCAGCCGTTATCCCATCCGTGATTGTTTGAAATCATGTAGCCACGTTTAGCATTTTTCTTAGTGATTAGATGAGCATCGATATAACGCCCACGCATTTTGCAGAAAACAATATCTCCAATTTCATATGTAGTTTGAGATTTGAAGGTAAGAGTAGATCCGCTCTTTATGATTGGCAACATTGAATTGCCGAACACGGTCATTTTGCCCGTGCCTTTTTCTTTCAGCTCCTTCATTAATTGAAGGTATTTATTCATAGTAGCTTGGAATGGGTGCCCATCTTACTGGCGGATCTTGGCTTATGAAAAAGCCCAAGTCATCATACCAGCCGTCAAAAGCACCATCACCACCTATGCAAACATAGTGGCCAACGGCTAAGTGGCAATCACCTGGCTCATCAGAAAGTGCCCATTTTCCTAGAACGTCTATGCCAGCTCCAGCAGGAAGTGTCTTCCTGCTCCATCTGGGCCCCAAGGTCTGAAATAATTTTCTCATTGTTTTATGTCCTCAATTTTACTAAATCGTAATATTCAAAAAGTTTTTCTTCTTCTTGAATTTCATACAAGACTGCTCTACGAATAGTATGGATCCCGAATTCGCCGTAAGGCACGTATTCGTTAAACCACTCTATATCATCTTCACTCAGGAGTCCCTTGTAAAGATCCTGAACGCTTTCAGAACAGTAATCACTGCTCGGCCAATTGTGGCGACTTCCGCCTGCCATTGAAAGAGTTTTCGTCTTGATGACGGCAAGAACTCTCTTGACCATTTCCAATTCTTTTTCGTCCTTGATATAGCACTGTTTGGTTACCAAATCGTCGTCGTTGGTATCGCCTGTAATGATAAGCAGCTGTCTCATATTTCTTCCCCTTAGTTTATCAACATCAAATCTCCAAAGTATTCCCAACTATGACCCCAAGGCCATTCTACATATGCAATCTCGTCAAACTTGTCGGCGGAAATAACTACGCCCATACCACAATCATTTTGCATGTGGTAGACGCAGTCGCCTTTTTCTATAGTTGGAAATACCATGTCAGTTCTCTAGAGGTTTCAAGTGAACCTGTTTGTAGCAGGTAGAACAAAGTCTCGGCATGTTTTCCATGCCACCGTTCTCGGCAATCTGTTCTTCGGTATATTGAAGAGTAGCTTCGGCTACCATAAGGGTATATTCTTCTTTTGTTTGCCATCTCTTGCCGCCACATTTTGCGCAAGTAAAATGAACGGCGTCAGTCGGCACTGGCGTTCTTATTGCAGCCAAAAAACTACCCAGTTCTTCAATCTCAGCTTGCGTAAGAGGAGCATCCATTGCCACAGGATTCTCATAAGCACTTCGCATGAGAATCAAATGAGCAGCTAGAGCGCCTTTCTCTTCTTCATCTGTCATGATATCTCCTTGGGCTCATTGTGTCTTTTATCTCTAACGGCAATGAGCTGAGCGTATGTTTTAGGTTTGGGACACTTTTCCAAAGGACGAGGATTTCGATAAATACAAGATTGTTTGTCGTAGTCACAAGCGATTGAAAAACCGAGGCTACATTTGGGATATGAACGCCATGCTTCTAAGGCGAGACAGTAGCGTTCTTTGCCAATGTAGCAACTCTTTTTCATAAGTTTACCGGATTGGACCAGGTGAATGCGCCGAGGAAAAGGACATAGACCCAGTGGTTAGTTGAAAAGAAAAGTAATGCCCCACCGTCCATGTTGATTTCACAGAAAGATGAAGCCTGCATTTTGAAGCAACGGCCGCCATAATGAATTCCTAAAGCTGATGGCCTTGGAAAATACCTCTCGCCAAGATCAGCTTGTGATTCAAAAAATTTTAGGACATCGGTTGGTAGATCTTCCTTAGAGTCTACCGCAACTAAGCCATCGCCGTCCATTATATTCTCCTCATCGGGCCACACTCATAGTATTGGCCTTTCGCATCTTGGTTCGGATGCCAGATTTCATTGTTCCTATCTTCTCTGACTATGAGCTCAGTTGTAGGATTCCAGACTGTAGGCACTTTGGTGATCTTGATTTCTTTGCCGCATTCTGTGCAGTGATAAGTGCCCTTTTCAATGCGAAAAGTTTGCGTCATTATGACTCCTTACATGCAAAGAGAGGGGAGGACCGAATTCCTCCCCTCCGTACGAGGCCCTCCGCCGATTTGGGAAGGCGAGGCTGGCGATTAAGCCAACCGTTTGGCCCTGACATCCGTATAGAGAACCGGAGAGACCTTGAGAATGTAGGCGTATTTGGCCTGGTTCTCAGTCAGCTTTGCCTGGAAGGCCAGGGAAGCCGAAGGTCCGTTGTGGATGTCATAGACCGTCCAGTCGCCGGAAGCCGGATTGGTTATCGGTTCGCGGTCGGCCGGGTCAGCCGGAGGTGTCCGAACCTTGACAGGAGTGGAGGGAAGCTGAGTGGAGCCGGTTGCCGTGAGGCTCGGGCTCGAAATGCTTCCGTCGCTATCATCCTCGTCTTCGTCGTCGGTCACCGTAGTCACGAGGGGCGTGTAGGTGTTGAACCGTCCGTTGTTTGTGAAAGGAACGCCAAGCTGATTGGCGACGTCCTGGACGAGAGGTCCAACGATGGCCTGTGTGGCCCAGAAGCCCCGGGTCCTCAGCTCCTCCTTCACTTCCAACGAAGTGACCTGGCCGTTCTTTGCCAGGAGCTCTGTGAAGACCTGTTCGACATCGGCTGGATTCAAAGGCTGTGCATTCATGAAAATTCCTCCCTATTCTTGGGCCTGCCTCTATATTCATGAGGTCAGGAACTTATAAATCAATATATGCTATTTTCGAAACTTAATGTGGAAAAGCGTTAGACAAAGCTTCTACCACAATAAAAGCTCCGCTCTCGTTGGTTTTTTCTGGATGGTTGTCTAGATAATTACTGACTACAACTGAAACATCTCTGACGGTTGTTCCGATAGGTAGTTTAAACCACGTCGGTCCTTTGCTGCCACCCAAATCAAAGTTAGCGTCGACCACTCCACAGACATATTCCATAAAACGAAAGACAGTGACCGAACTGTAGTCTGTTCCCCCAGTAATAAAAACCTTGAAGTCGGCATTCCAGCTAATTAAATCAGTTCCTATCACAAAAGCTGTTGCTGCACTTGCCATAAAAGCAACGGCAATTAATAGAATGAAAGAAAGAAAAATCTTTTTCATGGTTCCTCCCACCTGAACATTATAAGTCTAAGTTCATCATTAACCTTGTAAATTTTAATTTCCGTTCGGTGTTCTTTTATCCAATAAACATAGTCGCTTCTTACAGTTGGCGGTCGTCCCATGTTTTTAGTAAAATCTGACTTCACTGCTTGAGCCTGGTCGTAACTCAACGGATACCAAACGACTTGATAAAGTCCAGAGTCGTCAAATAAATAACTCAGTTGGGCTTTTTCACCATAGAAGTCTACACTGTAAGTTAGATACCATGTTTTGCCAATATCAAACTTCTGCAAAAATTCAGCCTTTGAATTAGCGGCCATAGTTGTCTCGACAAAGCTAACGCTGTTGCCCCAATAAAACAGAGTGCCCACATCTGCTGCAAAGGCGGACAACGGTAGAACGAGCCCTATTATTACAAGGACCAAAAAGAAAAGCTTCTTCATATTTTATTCCTCAACCTGATCGTCTGACCATAGCTCAAACGAGAGATATAATGATACGAAAGGTCCGCCACCAGTAAACGTTGTCTTATATTTGCCAGTTTCATCAGTACAACTTGCGGGTAAATATTTATATCCCGCTAATAGGCAGACGCCTATATTTTCATGTTCGTCAAAGTAATAAGCTGGCCCTGCAGCAATACTAAAACCAATTCCAGTTAGGTCTGCACTTGAAAATTTATTTAGCGACGCTGGCATCCACATACCAAGTAAAGATGGTTTCACTACTATTGAGAAGTGTGGTGAAAAAAGATATTCAAACGGAACATCTATTGATATAGTTTCTGGCGAAACGCTATTTAAGGCTGGATAAGCCATAGATAATGTACTTCCGATTCCCATCCAGAAAGTGTGCTCTTTATTTAGCACCCAATAATAATCTACTCCAAACACAAAATCAAATGTGGAGTTAGAAATATTTATTGTATGTCCGTGATTGACAAAATCATTAGGATAATAACCATCATATGTTCCAGTAAGTCCCGTAGTTCCACCGCCAATGAACATATCAATGAATTGATCGGCAGCAAATACTGTAGCTGGCAGAATAAGCGCAACTAGCACTATTGCTAAGAAAAGAATTTTCTTCATATTATCTCCTATTCTGTAAGATTCCATTTGTAGCTTTCAGTATCGGTAATATAAGTTGGTCCCCAAACGAGACTTGTTCCGATTGCCTTACCAAAAAGCTTATGATAGCCGTAGGAAATATGGACAGCGTCTTTAGTGAAAGGCTGCATCGTTCCAAGATAAACGTCATCGACGTAAATACTGACGGCAAATAGAGTGAAGTTGTTGACTTGAAGAATGACTGGAGCGTGAACCGGAACAGTCGCACAGCTTGCTAGAAACAACATCGCCATCAGCCCAATCAAAAGACCTAATTTCAATTTCATATATGACTCCTGTTATGCGCCAGTAGTAGGCGGCTGATCTGCCGTGGGTGGCTGATCGACAGTCAATACCTTCGGCTTAAGGCATATCATGATGATAATTCCGATTATGCCCAAAAGAAACCCTAGCACAAAACCAAGAACTGGTCGATTTTTTGGGTTACCGATAAGGTAGCCTATAAAACCAAACACAAACCAAAGAACAATTGCAATTCCCCAACTCATATTATACTCCTTTAGCGTCCCTGATGAGGTCTTGGCGACCAATTGTGTGGCTTAAATCCTGGGTGTTGTCTTCGCCACGCCCCACACCGTCTCGATGTGCCGCGGCTATCCTGTTCGGGTATATAGCTTCTATTTATTTGATGTCCACCATAGTAATGATGGTACTGAAGAAAGGGATGAACTCTGTAATATTGATAGACATTGAAATCAAAAGCTGGCCAATAAACCCAACTGTCATTCAAATATACCCAAGAGTTGTCCCAATATACCCAACCATAATCAGGAGCATAAACCCAATTATCTCCCGCGGGAGCTGCTGTGGGTACAGGTGCAGGAGTTATTACTGTTTGATCAGTTACGTAAAATGCATATGGAAAATTAGGTAGAAGACATCCTGCGAGTAATACAAAAAGAGATGCTATTAAAACGAGGGCTAGTTTTTTCATATTTTGCCTCCAGCAATTATCTTATCTGTGGCGACCACGTTTGGATTCGCCGCGATGACTGTCGTGATCCTTATCTTTGCTGTGATGGCCGTTGTCGTGATTTTTGCTTTTATCTGGATGGTCTTTGTTACTGCCTGATCCATTGTTGTTGTTATTGTTATTGCCGCTTGATCCAGTATTGCTATTGCCACCAGCTCCATTATTATCGCCTCCAGTTGTCGGGACAGTTAGCGTTGGCGCAGGATCAGAATTGGTAGGATTGGTAGCAGCAGGCCCACTATGATGCGGATTGTCAGGCGCAGCTGGCGGCACTGGTAGAATATACGGAATGCCATCAATTAGGACTGCTTCTTTTTTCACTGTTGCACAACCCAACACTACACACATCGCTACAATAGCGATTAAAAACGTTTTCATAAAACTCCTTTATTTATGAATGCTTTCTTTCCAATGGTCGCAAACCCAATTCAATCTAATTTCCATCATAGCGTGATATTTACAAAAAGGTCCCGCGCCGATTTTGTCTCTGTGATAGCAGTTGTTGCAATTATCACTCTTCTTAGTTTCTTGGGGAAATTCAGCCATGTAGTCTCCAATCTATTTTGTTTTTGTCTAATACATGATAGGCCGTCTTTTTAGAAGAACGAGCAAACTTGAATTTAAAAGTTTCGGCCTCATTATACGCATGTTCAAAAGTCTCAAAAGTCATTTTGTCGTTCCAACAAAAATCTTTGTAGAACGAATAGTCGTGCCAGTTTCTCCAACCTTCTCTCAATATGTGCCAGAACAAGAAAGACTTATACTGTACCGTGTATCTTGTTCCGTCATACCCTACTCGTAGTTTCATAGATTTGTGACGTCTATTTTGTTATGCTCTGATTTCAAAATGATGCCATCAATCAAAGTGAATTCTTGATTACCCTTCTTTACTTCTTGGCGAATTTGTTCGCCAGTCACTCGCTTGATTTGATAACCGTCATCTTCGTGAGCCAAGTAAATCATCAGGTATGTTTTATTTTTTGGCTTCATAGATTTTTTCCTTTGATCTCCAAAAGAACATAACTACCTCGTGCTTCTCGTAAAGTCACAATTGAATTAGCTGTAATCCATTGCGGGCTAACTTCACTATCATTCGTTGATGGACCCATTTCTTTAGTCGCAATTTCTATCCAGCGGTCTAATTTGTCATTAGGACCATAAAAGAAACGTTGGATCATAACCAACACGTTGTCCTTGAAATACAAATCAGTGGACTTATGATCACCTGATAAGTAAGTTACCACATCAAGCAATGTGTTATTTACGAGCTGTGTTCTTTCTTCAGCAAGATGGTGTAAGTTCTGGATTATAGTTTCCTTTGGTTGTCCCCAAAGTTTTTCAGAGGCCATTACCAAATCTTTCACTTGTCCAAAACTTGTCATAATAGCACAAATCAAAAAGATGGTTATGACTAAAAATGTTTTCATCTTTTTCTTATATTTTCGAAAAGAACAGAGCACTTCCATGACAGCCATTGAAAGAATGATACTGTCCCATTGCCTTCACAGAAGTCGCACATGTTCCACGGGCCGCCTCCAGCTCCTTTATACAAGACAGCCTCATATTCTCCACATTCGCCTTTACAGTCAGGACACTTCATTTTTAGTTTATCTCGAGGCCCAATGTTTTAGGAAGCACTAGATTCCATTCCTCAGTTGTGTTTCCGAAATTGAACCATCCTCTTTCAAGGTGGCGAGTAATTTTCTGTAGGTAGAATTCATTGTCTGTGCTGACGGTAATACTGTGTAGTCCGCAGTTTGACACCAGATAGGTTTCATGTTCTCCAGCTCCCACTATCATTAGTTGAGCTTTCCCGTCTGAGCCTTTTACAATCTTTATTCTTTGGTCGTTCTGACCGCTATCGCGACTGTAATAGACCTTCTCGTTAGAAACGAGTGTATATTTACTAGTGCTGATGGACTCAGTGCCTATAAGAACTCCAAGGACGACAAAAAGTCCCAGAACTACGCCGCCGAGAAAGAAAGTAGCGACGCCACTAAATGCTTCATCAGTCCAACCAACAGCAATGGCAATGAAAAACCAAGCTATCAGCCAAGCAATCAGAAACCACATGTTTCACCTCTCTGTTTCAAGTTTGAAGGTCATAAAGACACTGAAGTATCCTTTTGTGGTAATCTGGACACCTTCAGCCCAAAGTAAAGGAGCTAATGGATCTACGTTGTTCCATCTAACCCCAAATACCATATCATTAAGATCTATGCCGGCTTCAGCCTGAAAGGTAGAATAAAGACTTTTCCAAACATCCTCATGAGCTGCTACTTCATGCAGATAAACCTTTTCGTCAAAGGCTAAATAGAAAGGATCAAGATGAATTTTTTGATAGGAGCCAGTAAACATAAGTGGACGAGGATCTATTACAGTAGAATATGAGTAATCTTCAAAGCCGTAATTCAGATACAGGCCTTCTTCAAAGCCAAGATCAAATGGTCCTTTATGGTCATAGATGTTTGTGAAAAGTAAATCATATGAACCCTCATATGTGCCGCCACCAGTTTTATAGATGTTTGTAGGATGAATACATTCATGAATCCAACCGAACTTAAATCCAGCTTTCTTATCAGTCGGATTTACATAATCAATTCCAGCATCGAAAGTATATTTCTCATACGTAGGGACAAAATTAAATGCACTAAGAGATTCGTCGTGTGTAATAGTCCCTACACTTCCTCCTACGTAAAGAAAGTTGAACAATCTGATTTGTGCTTCAAGATTGATATCTTCTACTAAGCTACTGGCATAATCTCCACTTACTAAAGGACTGTTATAATCAAAGAGATTTACGTTTGGTGGCATTAAGGTTAGATTAAGGGCCAAGAATAATCCTAACATTTAGAGATCCTCTTTTCACGCAACAAAGGCAGGGTTTTTGGCCCTGCCTAAGAAAATCGAAAGAACTTAAAAAGCGTATCCGCAGCCGACGTAGAAGTCTGGTCCGGTAAGACCAAGCTCAGTAGTAAAGCTTCCTTCAACTAACTGAAGTAATGCAGCAGGTTTCCATCCACTGGCGCCTATCGCCCCAGTTGTAGGAGCTGATGCGCTCTGGTTAAAAGCTGGATCACCAGCAGTATCAGAAAATATTACCTCATAATCGCCATATGAATAATATGAAGCTCCAAAAGCTAGAACAAGCGTAGAATTTCCGGCAAGTTGAATACGGCCAGCAATCATAGGTGAAATTGCAAACCAGCTTGTAAGTGCGTATTCACTTACAGTATCATTACCGTAATAATAGCCATCCCAACCAGATCGAGATCCAATGTATGTAAAAGAAAGAGCTCCAGACAGTCGAATCATTCCACCAAGATGAAAGGTATCAAGCTTGATAGGAGTGTATCCAAGGTCAAGATTCAAAATACCATCAAAGGTAAATGGCGAGACGCTGCAACCAAGGATCGGAGTATTACTAAGGTTCTGATTTGCCGTTACTACGAAGCCAGTATATGGCAAGCCCAAGTCAAATGATGTGCCTACCCAGAAGTCCTTGTTGGTCCAAGACGGAATGATAACGACTGGCGCTGGTGCTGGTGCTGGTGCAATCGGCTGTGAAGGTCCGATAGTTGCAGGAGGTGCCTGCGGCGTCTCGGGGGCAATCGGCGTTGCTGGTGCCATCTGCTGTGCGAATGTCGCCGTGGGCAATACAATGCTCAAGACGACAAGAGCGATAATCAAAAATCTCTTCATTATAGAGACCTCCAAAAAAGAATTAGAGAAATCGGCACCGCCGATTATGGTACAAGATTCCAAACGTGAGGACCTTCCATCGTGATAGGACCCCAGGTCTGGCCCTTATCGTTGGTAGCCGTCCACACATGAACGTCTTCAGATACAATAACATTTGCCTGTCTCTGTGGGGCCAATGTTCCTACTGAAACATGGTCCACGAGAATAGTCAATTCAAATGTCGTGCGGTTAATCACATTAACAGTCGTTGCTGAAGGCGCCGTCGTGATTATTGGCATTGCTACTGGAGGAATTACTGCAGGTGCCGGCATGCTGTTTGTCTGCGTAAAGGCAAACACCGGCAGAAGCACCAATAGAAGAATAGGTATAAGTTTAGGTATAAGTCTCATTTCATCTCCTTAGTTTGTTTGTGTAAGCGTCCAATCCCATCCGCTACTAGTGTCATAGAAAGTGAATGGACCCCACCTCAAGCCGTCAGCAGTAGCAGTTATTGTGTGACTGCCCACTGAAAGATTGATTACCGTTTCTGAGTTGGGAGCAGCAGTGCCAGGAAGTGTTCGACCGTCAAGATCAATGTTCAGCGTATGATTAGTTTTGTTAATGATCTTAAACCAAGTCATTTGTGGCACTGCTACATTGCTGTCCCAGTAGTTTTCAACATAACCGTTTTCAGTCATAACGAATTGACTAGGACCCCAAGTAGAGTTTGAGTTGTTAGCGGCGACTCCAGAAATAGTATGAGTGCCTACGCTAACTGGAAGTTTTGATTCTGTTAGAGGCACTAGACTGCCAATGAAGTTGCCATCAAGGTAGAAGTTGATTACGTAAGAGGAATGGTTTCTTACCCATAGCTGTCCTACATTGCTTTGGGCAGCGAGCGGCAATATAATGCCGAGCATAAGAACACTTATGAGAATAGCAAATCGTTTCATGTTGCCTCCGAATTATTTTGCAGGAGCTGGCGGCGGATTGATCATCTGCTCCACCTTAGTGAGTGAATCCTGGAAAACCTTCATGACGTCATCGGCTGTTCCCACAATTCCATTGACAGAAATCAAGGAATTGGGATGAGTTGTGTTATACTGATCGACGCCTTTGAAGGTGGCTAAAAGGATCAATTCCTTTGTAGAGGGGGTAAATGTCGTAATGAAAATGCTGATGATTGCTACGACAAGCCAGGAAGTGCAAATCTTTTTAGACTTGACTTTCCAATCAAAGTTTGTATCGCCTTCTTTTTGGTTATCGTCTTCTGATTCATAGGCATTGACGGCCCAGAAAATTCCGGCGATAATAGCGGTGGCAGAAGACAAGATTGCCGCTGCGAGAAAAATCCCGCCAATCTTGCCCAAGATCAACATCCAAAGAGCTGCGGTGAAAAACATACCCTTACCCTCCTATTTCGCGATGTCCTCGTATTCACTAAAATACTCATTCAAGTCATTAGTGAAGTATGCCATATTCTCAGTCCTGATAAGACCAGTGAGATTGAACAGATCCTTTTCAGAATGAGCAATGCCTGGATAAGTAGTTCGAGCGCTTGTGTATCCGGCTTTCTTGAGTAGATTTATTAGCACATCGTTGTAAAGTCCATACGGATAAGCAAAAGCAGTAATTGGTTTTCCAATCTGGTCCTCAAGAACTTTCTTCGAATATACAAGTTCTTTATCTAAAACTGGAAGTCTGCGAATTTGTACGAGGTAAGGATGAGACCAAGTATGACCGCCAATTTCCATTCCCATAGAACTTAGCATTTTTACTTCATCCCAAGTCATGTAATATGGAGCGCCCATAGCGCCGGCAATAATAAAGAAAGTGGCCTTGAATCCATACTTTATTAGAAGAGGAACGCCGTATGTATATTGATCTTCCCATGAGTCATCAAAAGAAATGATGATTGGGCTTTTTGGTAAAGGCTTGTCGCTTTTAAAGTGTGCTACTAAATCGGCAAAACTTATTGAAGTGTATCCGGCCGCTTTTAAGAAGGACAATTCTTTTTCTAGGGTTTCAGGTGTGCAAACGTAATTCAATACAAAGGGCGTGTCAGTGGGTCTTACTGGACGGATTGCGTGATAGATTAAAATAGGAATTATTTCTCTATCAGCTGGTAAGGCTGTTGGTAGTGGGCCATCTTGAGCAAAAACTATTGACGCACAAAAAAAGAAAAATAGGACGATTGTATATTTCATTCAGATCCTTTCACGTAGCTTTGTTTTATCATAGATAAGATCCGAATTGCACATGCCCCATGTCCGCCGAAATGCTCTGGAAAAGTTTCTCGCAATTCCTGCGCTATGCGTTCTTGTAGTTCGGCCATCTGTGTCTTCTTTCCCATGTTGTCACCATGCTCTTACAGTTCGGATAGGAAGAATTAAGTTGTAAGTAACTTTGCTGAAACCCAAATTAAAGAATTTCCAGTCCACTCGCTTTACTATTTTTTCGAGGATTATAGTGTCTCCCTCAAATGAAACACTATTTATTGTTTGATTTAAATATTCAAATCCGTTCGGAGTTTGAACCGCTAAATGAAATACGTTTGTATCGCTAGTCTGAGGGAGGACTTGGAGCTGTGAGTTTTGCAAAGTCATTTTCGAGTCTTCGCTTAGTAAGTATTTGCTTTCAGGTATCGCTACGCTATGAGCACAAACTAAGATTCCAATTAGAATCACGCCTGCTCCACCACATAGACCGACCCAAAACGTAGGTGAATTCTTGGTCTTCACCAGCTCTTCCTTCTTTAGGTCTACAACGAGGCAGCCTACCATTGCGATTACCCACAGCCCACCAAGATAGAATAAGATCATTCCAAGTCCTTTCTAACGTTAAAGTGAATAGTAACGCTGCTAGCGTTACTATGTTATGGATTCAAGTTCAAGGTCAGGTGTATATTCCCTGATCATAGATTACTGACGGACCCCAAGTAATACTGGTTCCAGGTGCCGTAGCGTATACTACGTGGCTTCCATACGGAACTCTGGCAAAAGAATAACTGTATGGGCTTATAACTCCCACAAAAATATCGTCAATATAAATATTGACACTGAATACTGTATTGTTGTTGATTCTGAGAACGACAGTGCTCTGTGCAAAGACAGCTGTCGCCAACAGTAGCATTACTGCAACAGCAATACTTGTTTTGACTAACTTCATGGCTCCTCCTAAAAGTTTAGATTTTCGATTCTCAAATCGTATGGGTCGCCATTTTTTGTTGTGACCCTCGGTTTCCGAATAAGCTTTCGGCGGTTCTCAAGAATGGCTCTCGCCAAAGATATTGTCCGGCCTGATTTATAGTCATAGAATTTGGGCACATCATTTGCAACGTCAATAGTGACGCTAGATGCATTGTGCATAACAAACCTACGATCATAATCGTCTAACATAATGTCGCGCTCTACAATTTCGCCGTCTAATGTATAGTGCGTTTTGTGAACACCTTTCATTTTTGAATCTCCTTATAAATTATCAATGCAGAGTATTCAGCTTCTCTGAGGTGCTGTCCCTCGCTTGGAAATGTGCTGAATTTTATGTCAACTATTGTCGTCTCGTGACAATTAGCAAGAAAATCGTTGATTGTGTCTTCTAAGTCCTCTGGACTCGTAGAACTTAAAACTCTTACTTTCATTACACAACCTTTCAGCAAATCAATAACTTCTCGCTTATCCATTTTTGCTAATTTTTACTTCCGGTCTTTAAGATCTCTACTTCTTTTTCTAGTCTACCCACTTCTAATGCATATTTTTGCGCTAAAGCAATAGCATCTTGCCAACCCTTGAGAGCTCTGTCATGAGCGTCTCGCATTTTAGTTAGAAGCTCATAAGTTTCATGAAGTAATTCTTTGTCGCTTTTCATGTTCATTTTTATTTATGCCTTGCCTCTCTCTTTTTAATAGAGTCATACCGCCATACTATCAACCAAACAAAAGGACCTATGACGGCAAAGAACAGAAACGCAAATAGACCAAGACTGCTAATGTCATCGCCATTATCGCTAGCTTCCATAAGGAGGACAATAAACCCTGAAGCTCCTGCAGCTCCCCATATTAGAAGGACAAGCCAAAACCACCACATTGTTAGTTCTCCAAATTATAGATTGAAACGATAGTGTTGTGAGGAACGTGGAGAATTGCTTGAGTCCAAGACTCCCTAATCTCGCTAGGATGAACTTCACGATAGAAAGAATATGTACCATCCATGTGCGGATTTTCATCGTCATCCATTAGAATTCTTGCACATCTTATGGGGATGACCATGCGAAAAATTTCATTTGAGTTAGGCTTCTTTGCCCAAGCGTAAAGGAATTCTTCTTCCCCGATCTTGCCGCTCCAAAGTAAAAATCCAGCCGCATCTCCCCGCAAAGACCGAACGTTCTTCATAGAGAGTAGATTGACAGTGAATTTAAATTCTTTTGGTTGCGGTATGTTTACGACTAGTAGAATGAAGCCGCCAATTATAGCCATAACAATTAATAGAATAATTGCGCTCCAAAGCTATTCATTAGCTCTCATGTTATTTTAATCTCCTTCATCTTTTTTCGGTTGTCAAAAAGCAAAATTTGCTCAAGCAATGAGCTGTTGTCTTTTTCAAAAAATGCCAATCTCGTTTGGGCCTCAAGCGGCGGAGACATTTCAAGAGCTACTAACGCCGTCTTCAGCTTATAGTAAATAGCGAGAACGTGAGCAGGATAATTCTTGCCAGCGTTCCAATAATGCAATGCTGTTAGTATATTACCGTGAGCTCTTGTCAAGTCGTCCATCATGATTTGTCCACCCGCCTTGATGTGTTTCTTAACATCATAGGCATATGGATTGTGCCACTTATCGCAGATTTGCCAATATCTCCAGTCGTGGGAACCATCAGGGTTGCGGTGAATAGCATCCCAACTGAACCGTGACTCCCACTCCACAGTGGCACAGGCGAGCACTGGATTTGCCGGAGTGGAGTTATAAATCTGGGCGACAAGGGCAGGTGATCTCCCAAGGGACAGGGCTATAATAAAAATAGCGGGGCTCATGAAAAGACCTCCCAGTCTTTATCTTCACGTCGATGGTTTCTTTTGCAGACGATCAATTGTTTCCTGCAAAGTTTTGATTAGTGTATCCTTGTCCTTAAGTTGCTTGTGCAACTTTGCGTTCTTTCTTTTGAGTTTTTCTATATCTTCTCTTTGACCAGCAATTTCATCTTCTAGACCATACATTTTATTCCTCGTGTTTGAGTAGGAAGTAGGGATTGATGACTTTGAATGAAAGTCGCCCGAGCTCAGGATCAATGTTCTCTATAGCCGACTTGACTACCACACCCTCCCTCATGATGACAGGATTGAGAAGCGATTTGGCGTTAGAGAAATTGACGGCTGCTTCCACATTGGGCATTTTGTCCTGCAGGTGGAAATCTACTGCAACCTCAGGCACTGTGTCAAAACCATTGGCTTTGCAAAAATGCATCAGCGCGGAGTGGTTGAAGTACCTGTAGGCGTCGATGTCGAATACATGGTAGACGAAGAACTTGAACTCAGAAAGAGCGTATTTGTTCTTCTGGATTCCGGGTCCAACGATTTCGCCCTGGACGGCGACATTCTTCCAGGCGGATTTCTTGAGCTTGAGCTCAGCATCGATCTTTCTTGCCACTTCCCAGTAGGTGTTCTTTTCAGTCGGCTTGAGTTCCCAGTTTCTTCCGCAAACTCCGAATTCTCCTTCAAAGACAAAGAAGGTAGTAGAGGTTCCATCCAGCTTTTCTGTCGCCACAAAGAGTTTGTCGGCATGGCGGGTAAGAACGTTGGGAACGTTCTGGATTCTTTCCTCGTCCGTCTTGGGAACGTAAGATGGGAAGTTGCCTTTCACATCGCCCATGAGAGAGGGGTGAATTTCGGGCTCGTATTTCCGAACGCCGAGAGCTTCTGTTGCGTTAGCTCCTTCGACAATGTTGTTCTGGTCGCCAAATTCCAATTCTTTCCAGGGAAGGGCAAGACCCTGCGAAATCTGACCCCGAAGTTTGATGGTCGTGATGCGGAAACCATTGAGCCGAGGATTGAACGAACTCTTGCGAAGAAATTCATATTCCGGCTTCACAGGAAGCAAAGAGTCCACTTCAAAGTAGACACAAAGGTCTCCCTCTTTGAAGGTGCCCTTCTGGCTTACGCAATGCCAGCCGAGAATGGAAAGACGCTCGATTGCGTCGGCGCCCTCGATGGGCTCGATCTTGGCGATCCTCTGGATTGAAGCGAGTTTTCTTTCAGACATCTTTCTTTCCCTTCAGCTTTGAAATCAGACTGGAAATCACATTTCCCTGGCGCATCTTCCTGATCAAGCCGACCACATAGGGCGAGGCAATAAAAAGTTGAAGCGCCGCCAGGAACGGAAACCAGATAAGGCCCGTGTTGATTATATAGATAATATCCCAAGTAACAAATACAAGATTGAAGACAGCGAAAGCGATCAGAAACCAATAAGGCATTTTCTGAAAAGCATCGCTCTTGTACATAGCCCTGAAAAAATCTACGATAGCCTTGGGCACGACGTTGAAGAACGTGTCTATGGCTTCACCGATAGCTTTGAAAGCTTCAGCAAACATCTTGGTCCTCCAGTTACTAAAAGAATATATGTCTCGATGCTTTAATGAATCGTAGTACCAAGCCAAGTGATATGAACGCTCTGGGCAAATGTAGAATCCTGATGGATGAGGTAATAGCCATTTTCATCCTTATAGATGTAATAGTAATTACCTTTGGCTTCAACAAATACGAAACTCGACGGGAGATTTTGTGCTTGTAAGCCTGGAACTTTCGGCGTTGGATCAGATGGAGCTACACCGCATGCTACAAAAGGTAAAGCTACCAAAATGGCTATGACTAGTAAATTAAACAGTCTTTTCATGGTGACTCCTTATCTTCCTGATTAGAGCAATCGCATAGGGTATTGCGAGTAGTATAGGAAGTATTGCGAGCAACAGCCACCATCCAACAGCCACAGATGTGACGATTGTCCAAGTAATACCACCCAGGAGATAGGCATTGAAAATAATCAAAAGCCAAAGGGACATATTCTTTTCAAGTCCCTTGGCAACTGCATCTGTGAATTTCACAACAGCTGTGGGAAGATGGTCGATGAATTTACCTATCTCTTCAAACATGTGCGCCTCCAAGAAGAACATAAGTCGCCTTCGATACTAAGAAAGTTCTCTATGCAAAATTTCATTACCTTCAATGGTGATACCTACAAAACGTTTGGGGAATCTATAGGATCCATTGAACGAATTGCCTCGTCGACCGAAGCCTTCGTGAATATGTCCAAAGAGATGCAGTTTGGGATGTGTCTTTTCTACGAAATACCGAATGGCCTGACTACCGAGCGGTTGTTTAGTAGGACCATAACCAAAAATATGGACTGTGATAGTGTCTAAAACTCTGTATGGCGGAGCATGAGTTACTAACACTGTGTTCTCATCCATTAGGGGTACAAGAGACTGAAGGTCAGCTTCCTGCATGAGTTCGCTTCTGTGGAAATTAGTCCATTGGTACCCCACAAAATTAAGCTTTTCATACTTGAAACTAGTCTGATCGATATTGTGGACGTTGCCATTCGAGGGCCAAGCGCATCGATCGTGATTACCCTTAATTATCAGAACGGGTTTATTTGCTGAATTAAGAATCGTATTCAATTTGATTGCTTGGACTTCTAGAGCTTTGTCGCTCTGTTTTTCAAGAGCCTCGTAGGCGTCTATGAAACGATCATACTCTTGGTCCAGACGTAAACTTGCAGCTGGAACACCAAGTAGCTCAGCAATTTTATTTTCTGGTAAACGGTCGTCTTGTAAATCTCCAGCAATGACGCCAATGTCATAGTCTTTGAGAAGTTCAACATATCGTACAAATGCACTTTCTAATCCATGTAGATCAGCTGTGAATAAAATTTTCATGATTCTTTTGTGATTGCTTTCTTTTCTCTTCTTTGTTGTTTTAGAGAAGCTTTGAGAACTCTTCTCATTTTAAGATCGTATTTTTTCTGAAGCCGATCTGGCAAGAAGGTACAAAAGAGTATGTCCTCATTACAGTAACAAAAGACTCCGTCTTCAGTCCAGCAAACGTCAGTTCTCAGATCAAGCTGCCAGAGATATCCTTTTGTGATACCTATCTTTACCTTGACAGGATCTTTCAAAAGGCAAGGGGATTTCGTCAGAAGCTGGCACATTTTTCTCCTGTTGAGAAAGTCAGCTCTGTCAAAAAATACGCTATAGAAAAGTATGGCTACTACCCCGAACGTGAGGGCAGTCAATAAGAGTCCCAACACACGCCAGAAAAATTTCTGGAATGTAGAGATTCTTATTGGATGAAAAACGTAATTTATACGGTCGATGAACTCATACGGTTTCATCTTTGAGCCTGTTCAATTCTCTAAGAGATTCCTCTTTAGGATCGAGAGGCCGACGATATTGAGTTGAAAACAAAGGCGGATAGTTGAGGGCATTGGCCGCGATTTCAGCAGCCAGTTCTTCCAGGTCTTTGACCGTCAGAGCTTTTGTGAATCGAAGCGGCTCGTCGCTACCCCATGTTACTTGACTTCCGTTTATGGCATTCCATTGAATCCACGAACGGATTGCACCAAGCCAAGATCCACCTTTGTGAAGAAGCTGCTCTTTAGTAATCTTCATTTACTTTACCTCGCTATAAAGTTCTTTGATTCTAAGTCGAATTCGATACACAATTGCTTCTTGCTCTGGAGTTTCAGCGTTGGGTAACAATACGAACCAGTGAGAGAGGTCAGACATCTTACCCTTTTCAACGTCTTCAATTGTGGGCCAGTCACGATTCATTATCCTATATCCTCGCCGCAATCTTTACAATGATGATTAGGCTCAGAGCCACCGAGATTGTAGAACACTTCGCCATTTGGATGACCCATGACCCGACAGTGAATGACTGTCAACCATGGCGTGTCATTACCTCCCCGTCTCTTCTCGAAAACATAAGATAGCCAGGACGGTGTGAACCACCGATAGAATTTCCAAAACCATGATTCTTGTAGTCGCCAATAGATTTCCCAAGACTTTTCTTTTACTATAACCATAAAAGATCGTTTCATATGCTTATCCTAAACTCTTTCAAATCCCCACAGATATGACATTTGAGAATTTTGATTTCAGCAGTGACTCGCTTTTCAAGATCAGGTCTACGAAAATCTTCGGTTGTAATCGTTCGAGCCTCTACTTCTTCCCAGAGACACTTATGTTCAACTGGAAATGCTTTTTGGCACTTTATGCAATTGCCGATTGACTTTCCCAGTACCACGCTCCCAATAGCAGTTGATACAAGTATGAGCATCCTTCAACATGGCCAAGACTTCATCTTTGGGAAATGGTTGACTACCCCATCTAATTTCTTTAGCCCTACCATCAACTAGCTTGGCCTCGTCGTATACTTCAACAAGACATCCAGTAACACCTATGATCGTTGCTATTGAAAGAAGTAAAAACCACCAACTATGAGCAAGTGCATCCCACAAGGGCCGCAAACAGAACGGCCAACAGAACGACAAGAATCTTCGTCACCTTCATTTCTTTGTCTCCTTCATGATTTGGTTGAACTCTTTTTCAGACATGCTCTCTGGAAAAAGATTGTAAGTATCAATGGGGTTTTCTTGATCGTCTTTCTGCCCTTTCATAGACGAAATGTCCTCAATCTCGCCCTCAGTAATTACGAGAGAAACTGGCGTTTCAGCAGTATCAACAACAACTACGGGGCCGCCATTCTTCAACGCTTCCTTTAGAGCCTTTTCATCAAGGCCAATTAGAATTCTCATTTGTCTTCTCCTTATTACTTCTCGATGTCTATACAGGGTTTCATCTGGCTACAATCGGAGCACTCTGTGAAGAGCATTTTTGTCCCGTTGGTGAGCAGAAGGCCGTGATTGACGTCTGCGCAATCCTGGCAAACCCAAACGGTCTTGTGTCGATGAATTTTCATGTCAGGAATCTTGTTTCCGAAAAATGCTTTCAGAACCATTTCTCGCCGGATCGTGGGATTGATAATAGCATTGTAGAGCTCAGAGCCATGACCGGCATATTCCTCTTTGGGTCGACCAAGAATAGCCATGAACTCGGACATAGAAATATTGCGAATAGCAGCGAGCGCCATCCTCTTTGCATCTTCCTCGTGTTCTGGTGCGCGAGCGAATCCAGCCTCACTCCATCGCTTTTTTGACCATGACCGCCAGGTTGCCATTTATTTCTTCCCTTCGCTTGATACTATGTCGCTGTCGAAGGCTTTCACTTTGTCCACCTTCCGACGAAGAAGCACATAGTTCCCCAGAGTAGCAGGACGACCAAATAGGCGAAGAGCTTCCAGAGAATTGCAGCCGGTAGAAGTGCTAAAAAGATAGCCATTTCATTTTGCCTTTTCCCATGCGAGCAATTCATCTTCGAAATTTAAGAAAGCATCTCCGACTTGAAGGCCTTGAACCGTCCGGAGCTTTTTAGCCAAGATCTCTCCAGCTCTTTTTAGAGTAGAGTTTTTTTCGAGTAAAGCAACCAAGTCTTCAATCTTGATAGTTCTTGATTTTGCAAAACCGTTTTTTGCTCGAATAGTGATTGTGTCGCCCTCGTCGGCAAGGAGCTCGGTAATGGTTCCGACTTCTGTGTTGTAGATTCCGTATCGGATCAATTTAGTCTCCGATCTCGACCAGGTACTGGACGGTGCACTGTGCCTTGTTGTAGACGATGTATTCATTGTTCCGGAGATCAGCTCCGTCGAGAGCGAAGAAAGAATCGTAAGCGCCCCGGGCTTTCAGCTTCTTCTCAGTCAGTTCGTACATCCAGGACTCGTGCCTCTGAGCTTTGAGCCAGTTTCCGGTATGGACATTGAAGACTGCCAGGTAAGCCTTGTTGCTTCCGCCACCGGCCCAGTAGCTTCCCCGAAGAGAAGTGTAGCCGATAGACTTCTGAGCCTTATCGGCGAAGTAGATTCCATCTCCGAACATGGACCCAGTGTAGATGGCGTTGGAAGGCCTGATCATGAGGCCGGAGTCCAGAATGGACCACCAGTTTTCGTTGCGAGAGCCGTGCCAAAAAAGGTTGGTGGATTTGTTGGTGACTTCGACCAGTTTCTTATCAAAGAGGCCTTGAGTCTTGACGTTGATCACCTTGAAGGCCGAACGGAATTGCCGGCTGTTGGGGCCGAGAAGTTTGAGAATGATCTGCCGATCCGAATCTTCGATGGGAACGATTTCCAGCCCCATGGCCTCGAGCAGTGTCTGGTTGGCTTTGTTAGAAACGTCCTTGGTCTTGGTGTTAGTAGAAACCTGGCCTCTCATAACGTCCAGAGTGGCTTGCTCGGTCTCAATTGTCCTTTTGAAAATGTCCGGCTTGCTATCAAGTCCCTCTTCCAGACCGAAGAGGTGATGCTTGACGTTGGCCATTCTTCGGGGAATGACCTTGTAGAGTTCCAGGAGGGTGTCATTGAGGATCTTGGTATCGGTGACCTTCAGAGTGGTGATCCGGTCCAAAACAGACTGTGCTTCGTCGACCTGGGCTTGAGTGACTGCCTCAGAAGTGACCGTATAGTTCTCGGTGACTGATTTCTTCGCATAGGACTGGAGAGTGGCGACCAGAGATTTGATCTGGGCGATTTTGATGTCGGCGAAACTCGGGGTGTTGCCATTGCTGTTGTTGACCGTCTTCTCGGCCCGAAGCTCCGTAACATCCCGATAACCTTTGCCGGTCTTGTCTCGGTAAATGGAATCCCATTTCTTTATGGGGTAGTTCATAGTCGTCTCAGTGACTCCGACCCGACCGTATTTCACCGTGAAGGTTCCATCGGTATTATCATGCATCTTGTAAAATTTGTTGTTGTTGTCAGCGGTGACCATGATGAGTGACTTATCTCCGCGTGTTTCCATATCTTTATTATACCTCGCTTTCGAAAGTTTTACTTGTTTATTAAAAGGAAAGGAGTCGTGAAATAAAGACGATATTCTGGGCTGTCATCAATCATTAGATCAACATGATTGCGGGCGCAATATGACCCTTTGAAGCCGTCCCAATCAAGAGAACGAAAGATTGGTCTTCCTTCTTCGTATCCCATGATGGGAGCACTAACTGCCATAAGCTCATCCTGAATTGAAACGAGCCTATCAAACGTCATTCCGAGATTGTCTAGCAAATTTCTTAATTCGGGAGTATCAGATTGTCCGGTGATGATATAAACTTTGCCACCCTTCTTCGACCGAACGGCACGTGCTAGAGCAGCGTACTTGTCAGGCTCTTTATCGATCACTCCATGAACATCAAGACCGAGTATCATTTGTACCCCAATTCTTTTGCCATTTCTTCCCATTCCATAATTTTCTTTTGCCATCGATCGAGATACATTTTCAAGCCTTCTCGATTTGATTTTTCAAGAAGTTGATCTCCGGTGAACACTGATGCATCCAAGGTGTCACATTCTTCAGCTATGAAACCGTGTGTATTCCCGTGGTGTCTTCAATGTATCCTGGCATATCTTCTCTCCTAGTCGTCGAAAATGACATAATCGCCCAGGTTAGAAATGTCTGTGAACATGATTTTGGTTTCATCATCGGAGGTGACGGTGTGGGCGTATTTGAAAGGGACTCCCTGGACAGTGGGTACTTTTCCCCCGCCCTTTACGAATTTCACGTGGTGCTTGAGCATCTTCACAACCTCTCGGAGAGTATTCTCGTTGTCCTCTTCTTCAAGGCAGTTCGGACTCTCAATGCTGAACCAGAAAAGTGGGGTTCCAGTTTTTTTCAGGATTTTGAGGATTTTTGCGATGACGTAGGGATTCTCCCATCGTTCAAGACCCTTGCGGAGTTTGCGAATCTGAACCGCCCATTTCAAATCTTGCTCAAGAGCCGTATCGGCAGCCCGTATTTCTTTGACTTCTTCCAGCCCCCGCATGATGCTATTAAAAACTTCGGCCATCTAATCCTCCAAGTCGATTTTCTGGTGGCGGGCCTTGCTCTTCCAATACTGGCGGATCGCCTTTTTGTTTTTGGTCCGGCTGTAGGGATGAAAATCTCCGCTCTTACCGGGAAACTTTCCAGTGCTGGACTTGGCACCCATAGCCTGGATATCGGCCACGTCGGGAGACTGGATGACTTTGACTCCGTAAGGTTTCAATTTCCTTCTCCGTTCCTAACGAAATAGATCCAAGAAGCTCCGACCAGAAAAGGCCAAAACAAGATAGGCAATACGATTGCCTTTCTATAGGTGTCTTGACTTATGAAGCTCAGCGGAAATTCCAGGATTTCCGATTCAAGCTTAACGCTCATAATGATGCCTAAGATGATATAGGCAATTACGGCCACGATCATTCTCGACTCCCTTCGAGGATAGCTTTCTTGGCTAGTTTCCGGAGCCGCCTCTTTTCTTTCTTGGCAGCCGCTGCTTCCTGTTTGGTCTTTGTATCAGATCCGTTCATGATCGGCTTGGTTCCTGCCGTGGTCATCCAAGAAGGGCAAGTCCGAGCTGCCGGGCAGGGCGCGTTGTTCAGTGTGCACCATTCCTGGTTGGGCTTGGGCTTTACTTCGGCGTTTTTGGAAACGAACCAATTGGTTCCATCCTTCTCGTAAAACCAGCAAGCATTGCAAGTTCGTTTTGTGTCCATGCTTTATAATATATCCCTGTCGAAACTAAAGAATAAAAGATAGAGTGATAAACAGCCATCCGACGATAGCTGTAAGGAGCATGAGAAAAAAGAAGATGATAGGATGCTCTCTAGCAAAATCAGTTAGAAGCTCGATCAAAGCCTTCATGCCCATTCCACCTCGCCTGGATGAATTTTTTCTTTGCGCCATTTCCTTTTAACTGGGTCCCAAAACTTCACCCACACTTTCTCGCCGAGTTCAAAGAACGGATCGGCGTTAATGACAATGCCTTCTTCTTTTGTGATTATGTGTCGAACGTGATCACCATCATCGATATCGTCCCAATCCATTTTCTTTTTCTCCCAAACGAAGCTGAGGTTGTAAAGCTTTACAACCTCAGCTCAAAGTGTTATGCGAAATAGCCAGTCGGATCGTTCCATTCGCAGAACTTGCGAAGGTTGAGAACCGGAGGAGCCATGTGCTTGTGCTTGTTGGCAAGGTGTCTCAGGCGGACATCTTCTGTCAGAGCATCAGTCTGGACTTCTCCAATCTCATCCTTGTAAGCATCGACGAGCTGGACGATCTTGGGTTCCATGTCAGCGTAGGTATGACCGAGCTCACCCTCGTCTGTCTGGCCTTCCCAGAGACCGGCGCTCGGAACCCGGTCGACAAGGTCTTCTTCGATGAATCCTTGAGAAATGAAATGATCGAGAAGCTGATAGACCTCACTCTTGAAAAGACAACCGATAGGGAAGATGTCGGCAAGAGCATCGCCACCCTTGGTATCGTAGCCGATGAAGTCCTCGCTGAAGTTCCCAGTGCCTATGACACGGTACCGAGTTCCTTCATCCGAGAAGGCTCCGTTCAGGCCGTAGAGCGTGGCCATTCGGACTCGAGCTTTGATGTTGCCCAACTGAATGGCATCGAGCTCCATGGGATGGTCATCATCCCACTTGAGCGACTCGATGATAGCGTCGACCTGCTTCTTGATGGGGATTTCCAGGTAGTGAATGTTCAGCCTGTGGGCGATCCGTGCCGACCGTGAATTGAAAGTCTGCTTGTCAAGATCGCTGTAGGGTAGTCCGATTCCGTAGACGTTTTCCTGGCCCAAAGCCATGGCGGAAAGAATGGCCACTAGCGTCGAGTCAGCTCCGCCTGAGAGTCCGAGGACCGCACAGTCAGTAAAGTTCCTGATGCTGATGGTCGTCGCGTTGATGAGGCCCGTGAAATCCTTGATCATATCTTTTCCTTCTCCTTTCCTAAACCCCTGAAGTGTGAAACTATTTTGTAAAGAATCTTGTTGACGAATTTCCGTTTTTGTAAATCAGTGAGCTCCTTAATCTCCATATCAAATTCAATCTCTGTGATGACTCTTTCGGCCATGCCTTCCAAGTAGCCGTCTTCATCGTTGAGAAAGTCTTGCTGATCTTTGGCCACTTCCTTCTCTCGCTTTTCAATCTGAGCTAGATCCTGGGCAGACAAGGCAAATGGGATTCCAAGGAGAAAGAGGGGAACGGCAATTACACTGACTACAATGTCAAAAGTTTGGTACTTCGATCCCGGCGGAAGTGATAGACTCCAACAAAGACAGAAAATCGGAATGAGATCTATGACAAGGGCCAAAACAGCCAGCGTGATCTTGTTACTGAGTGGCGTTTTTGTCCAGAGTCTCTGAAAGTAGTTCATGCTCACCTCTTTCGTTTATTTATACTCTCTTCTCGAAACAAATATTCCTTTGGAATCTGTACGGCTCGCACTAACTTTTCTTTCAGCGTTTCATTGCTCGGCCACCATTCGTCACAAGTATTCTCTTTTAGAATAGAATCTTTTCGCATATATGGCAGTATGACTCAATACCGCCCACAACTGGCTTATGTCTTCGCTCAAATCGCATACAATGCTGGCAATCTTCGCCCTTAAGTAGTTTGAGCGTTCTTGTTTTTTTAGTTATTTGCTTTTCCACCAGTTGCAAGTATTTGGCTCAAATCCAAAGTATGGACAGTAACCAAATAAAGCATCAGCTATATCTTTAGGTTTTTTTAAACCCTGATAAGTACAATGTTGACAATCTTGATCTTTAAGAATGCGAATTGTAGATTCTTTTCTTGGTAGAGCGGCATCTAACCTATCACGCTCAGAACGATGATATGCTTCTATGGCTTTAAAATCTTTTTTCGGCATCATGAATTGTGTCCCAATTGTCGGGTCGGTTTTTCATGTAGGCCTTTACCTGATCAAATGAAACTGGAAAGAAGTTGTGTTGATCTACTCCCACATTCATCTTTTTGCCAGTCACTTCTTGGCTGACATTAGTATGATGATGGCCGTACAGACCCCAAGCGCCAAAATGAGATTTGTAAAAAGACTGCATTGCATAATGGCATAAGGTTATAGCTTGACCTTCTATGTTAATGTCAAGAAAGCCATCCACTATTTCAATGCCCCCAGATTTTGCCACTTGTCTAATGGCTACGTTGTAATTATCGTGGTTCCCTACTAAGAATACGCTTTTGATATTAGTACCGGCTAGACTATTTAATACTCTCTTGATTGTGTCAATATGAAAAGAAAGATCTCCAAGATAGAAAAATTTATCTCCAGGTTTGACAGTGTCAAAAAAGTTTTTGAGTATAATAGCATCCATCTCTTCTGAGCTTACAAAAGGCCGATGGCAGTATTTGATGATATTGGTATGGCCGAGATGCCAGTCGGAAGAGAAGTAGTTCATTTATTTACCTCTGATAAATACCAAATTTCACCCGGCTCGATAAAACCAACGAAGCCGTCAAGTTCTGCCCTAACTTCATATTTGTTTTCATCACCACCGTCATACACAGAATCTTGATAGTGAGTGAGATACATTTTCTTCTTAATATCAGTCGGTAAAGTCACCAGCTGTTGATAGTTTGCATGAGCACCAGAAAGATATGGAGTGCATTCGCAATCCTGGAAAATTCTATCGGCTTTGCGATATAGTTCAATCTTTTCAGATGAATCATCGAATCTACTATCAGTGGTAAAGTAAACCGAGGGATAATTTGGCCTAACGCCATAAAGGCCATATGAATATTTGTTGTTGCCTTCTCCGTGAAGGTTGCGAATAAGTTTAAAGTCCCATCCCTGCCAATAAAACTCATTGTTGTCTATAGGCAAAGTATGGAAAAAGGTTTCCAGTGTGGTTTGAAACTCAAGCGTGTCCATTCCACCACGAAGTGATCTTTGCCAAATGTTTAGAAGTAACGTTGCATTGCCAATCAGAACGGGCGCATAAGGCTTTTCGGATTGATTCCATAGACGTGGTTTGTTTACCCAATCATATCGAGCAAAGCCAAACTTTTCTAAGCCGCCAATATGATCAGCATGCGAGTGGCTTACATAGATTGCGTCTATATCTTTATAGCTCAGATTGAGTTTATCGTGTAAAGCTTGTGGAACTTCTCCACCACAGTCGATGAGTAGTTTCTTGTTATCTTCTTCGAGTAAAAAACAGGTGTTGTAATTTTTGAACGAAAAAGCGTTACCGCTTCCAACTATTGTAATCTTCATTTTTCGCCTTCTTTTTTAAATCGTATTTGACTCTGTGCTTGTACTCCTCCGCGTTAAGTCTTTTGACTTCTTCGAGCGTTCTATCCGAAATGATAGCAGCGACCTTTTGTTGCCATTCTTCGGGCAGATAGCCACTTTCATTCCATAGATGAGACCAGCAATAGTCCTGAAGATTTGCAAAACAAGTGATCCACTGCTCAGGTGGCTTGCAAGCAAAGTCTCGGATGTACCACGCAAGATCATTGACGGCTAAGTCTTCAAACTGTCCTTTAAGTTCAAGTGGGACTTGCCGCGCGATTCTATGTGCTACATCTACGGGACTTCTCAAACTACGATTCCTTTCGAATGAAAATATGCGGGCGCATGAAGCTGCTTGAAGATTTGCTCAGCAGCTTTTTTTATTGCAGCAGTTTCAAGTATGGTCACTCGACGGGCATGAATATGAAAAACTGAAGTTAAGAGCCTCCTGTCTTCGAGAATATTTATAAAAGCCTCAGTTTCCTGTGCTGACTCAATGCGATATTTGATTGCGTGAAGAATATCCCTGATGAGTATTCGCATACTACCTCTGACTGTAATCTCAAATTTGAGATTACCCCTGAACTGAGCACTTTTCTTTTTGGGTGCCATGTAAGAAGACAGTCGATAAATCATTTCAGTCCTCCCAATCATTTTCGTCAGGTTCAAACGTTTGGACATTCTCGTTTTCAAATTCGTATCTTGTGGAAAGTTTGCCGTCCTTGATCAATAATGTCAAATGTGACGGCGTACACCTGACAACTTTGCCGATGAACGTTACGTTATCCGTTAGACGGAGTAGAGTTATTTTGTCGCCCTCAATTGCGTATGTGAAATGCCATTCAGTTCTTATCCACTGAACTTCGTCGTCAGTGAGGACTGGATTAGACTTCAACCATATACTAGTACCATCATCGTTGAAAGTAGCTTCTGCACCGCCATGGGCTCTATCTACCCATGTACCAGTAGTTACGTCTTGCCCAAAGCAGACAAGAGCTGCAAGAAGCAAAAAGACCAACATGAGTAAAAGACGAAACAGGAATATGAAGAACATTGTCTTGCTGCTTTGTGTAAAAGGATTTAATGCTTTGAAAAGAAACTTCATCTTTTGCATTCCTATTGAGCCCAGCAACCTTGCCAATCACTTCGCCTTGCGTACTTCATTCTGAGCTTTTTCATGCTCTCAAGATTGTCTTCACAGATGTTGTCCCAGATATCATGCCAGACCATATTGTAGTGTTTGCCTCTGGGCGGCCTGTAGGCTAAAGCATCTGCACAAATGATTGTGACTCGTGGATCAATGTAGAAAGGCGAAATAAGGTCGATCAGATCTTGAGAGACTTCTATCACTGTTACATCTGTAACATATGGCTTGAGCAGGATGTTTTTCAAAACCATTCCAAGGCCAAGTCCACTCAAAAGACAGGAGCCTCTTGCAAAATCGACAGGATCTCGATGGTCGTGCATTTCAGCAGGAGTGTCCGACATTACTAGAACATTGTCTCGCATGAGGCGCGTATAGGTTTCGCCAACTGGAACTGCCCTTCCATGAAAGAGTGAACTCCAATCAGTTCGGTCGGTAGTGAAACGTTCTACCTTCCAAGCACCTTTCTGCATTTCTGGGAGATTGACCTTTTCCACAAATTAATACTAAACTGGATTCGAAACTTCTCTGATGATGATTTTCTTTTGAAGCCAAAGAACCCAACTGTCCAATAAAGCCATCCAATCGGTCATTGGACTAAAATCTTCTATAGTCTCAATGTGTGTGAGAGAAAAAGTTTGATGATGACGAATCATATCCGTCACCCAAATCTGAAGAGTAAGATTGCACAAATCCCTTTGAATGTTCCACACGCCTTGCTCGGCTTCTTGGAGTTTCTTTTCGTTCTCGTCGATTGATTTTTGGATTTCTGAAAATTGCTGAGTTTCAGTTGGAAATGGCCTTGGAAAACATATAACCAAAAAGAAGAAAAGAATTACAAATAATCCAGCTCCAGTTGCAAGAACGATCTTTGTTTTTGTCATGTTTCACTTCCTTCAGTAAAGCTCAACCAAAGACCGAGTTCAGCCTTTAGATAAAACTCACTCCACTCAAAGCTGGGACAATATCCATAGCTGTTGACAGATAAGTTTCTCATTTCTACTGTATGTTTTTGATGTTGATATGTGTGAAATTGGCAGGTAGACCAATCATTCGCGGGGAAGTTAGCGTGCTTACATGTTCCACAGCATTTCCGAATCTGGTATTTGATTTCCTTAAGTTTTTTTAGTTTGTTCGCGTCCATTAGTGGACTATATTATAGAATCGATAGTTAATAGCCTTCGAGTGGAGCAGGTTTTATGTTGGGTAGGCGAGTCGCTGCCTTGAGTGGGTTGAGACGTCGGCGCAACGGCTTAGGTCTCTTACGGGGTTTTTCTATATGAGTGCCGAAGTTCAAGTATGGTTCATTCATCTTGTTTGGTGTAGGGATTGTTCCTATAGCTTCTGCTAGCTTCATATTAACTCCTAATACATTGATCCGAAGCCATTACCTGGCGCATCAATATCTGTTGATAGTTTATCAATCTCATCTACGCCCCTCTTTCTTTTTTCTTTCTTCTTTTTCTTAGGAATAGGGTATCTTTTCCCGTAATATTTATAAGCTTCTTTGTCTGCACCTTGCGAAGTAACTGGAGTTTGAGGCGTATTGAATTTAAAGCCAGGACTTGCATATCCGGGACCAGGATATGAGCCTAGTGGGTTAATAGGAGACTCTACGTTCATTTCTAGAAAAAGAGCTTCTGACAATTTCACAATTTTAAAGCCAGTTCCTTTGTTTTAGCGACCATTTCATCTACGTCCATGTGGTCAAGTTCTTTTTCTGGAACAGATCGTTTCAGTTTGTCTTTGAGATATAATTGAGCTTCTTCATAGCTCATCCACTTATCTCCAATGTGCCAATCTTTACCAGACATACCTGCAGGTGGTTTAGATTTTTCAAAACCTCTTAAGTGTCCAGCTGCCCCACGTCCGTGCCTTAATCCACCTGGGCCTGGAACTGCATGCATTTCATTTAAGTCAGTCAAATTTTGTAACAGTAAACCGTAAAGTGTCATGAGAGTCTCCTTATATTTATCTTTACGCTTTCCCCGTAAATATAGCTTTGAGTGCCTTTCGCATTGTCTTTCTGGGCAATTTTCTAGAGAAACTTTTAGATTGTAGTTTTGGCATCTCACCTATCATTAGGCCGAAGGTGTCGGTGTATCTATCTGTTAAAATGTAATTAAGTTTTTCAGAGTCTGAGTTTCTAGTATCTGGTAAAGAAATAATAGCAGTTAGTTTATCTTTCAGTATATCAACAACGAGAGGCATTGTATATTCATTGTATTCGTCTTTGTACCAGCGGCCAAGCTTAACCATGAAATTATCTTGACTTTAGACTACTCCATATCCGTTACAGTTTTCACAAATATTACATTTGTCTTTTCTGGTCCTGAAAGATCCACCCCCGATTTTGTATATGTGTTGAAGTCTATATTTCTTAGGTCTATGTTCGCCGTGACCGTCGCATTTTGGGCAAATAATTTTACCAGGATTTCTTTCTAAAAGATCAGAATGGTGTTGTTCTTTAAGAGCAGCTTCGTTGATATATTTAACGGTGTAGGAGTATTCTTTGACGTGTAAGATTCTGTCAGGCGGGATTATTTCGGTATTTCTCCATTCCCAGTACTTAGTAGGGTTCTTTTCAAAGTAAATAGCAAATACATATTTCCCACCATATCCGATAGCTGTATCAAGGTATGGTGTAAAATAAGTATAAGGTTTGAACCCACTTTTTAGTATTGAGAGATACTTCTTTTTGGTATCGGTCCCGTGAAACCAAACACTACCTTCGTCGTCCATTCTTTTTATTCCAATTCGGCGCCATTCTGCGAATTTGTGCATCAAGGCTTTTATCGTTGTCAAGCCAAGTCGGTATTCTGTGCATCCAATCTTGCGATGTGCAATGTTGTAGTATGTCGCGAGTTTCTTTGGATAGATGGTTAATGATTTCACCAGGTACTCCATTCTGCATACTACCGAAGGCACAAGCACTGAAAGCCTCATCTATAGCTCGCTCTTTATCTTTCTGAGTATAGCGAAGTCCGCTCGGTATATCCTTTAGCAATCTTTTAGTTATGTCTTTTGGGTCAAGTTCCCAAGCTGGTTTTATATCATCTGCCTTCATACCATTCTTCATCGTATTCATCTCCTTCTTCTATTTCTCTCCATCCACCCTCTGGTTTTCTCCACGGATAAGCTGAATCATCTGACCACCACTCACCATTCTCCCAATGAATTATGTGGGTCACCCACCTCTCAGTACAATGATAAGTGCCCTTTTCAATACGAAAAGTCGCGTCTCGAATAAACCAACGACCTAGAAAGGATCTATCGTGTGGTGGTTCGCTGCCTTTTAATTTTAAAAGTTTTATGACCTCTTCTTTTGTCATGACCATTTATCAAGGAACTTCGTCCATTTTTCTAATCTTTTATTCTCAGTGGCATTCAACTCACGCCAATACTCTGGCTCTTCATATTCGTCTTTAGTTACGCCAGACCAAGTCTCATTATTTTTATCCCAAAATAAAAGATGAGGTTCTCTGTCAGACCAAAGTCCTACAAAGTCTCTACCGTCTTTTGGTGGATGAGATTTTTGCCAGCCTTTTAAGAGTAGTAGTGCTTCTTCCTTAGAGACTAAATAACTCATAACAACATTTGTCGTCTTGACCTGACATCATAACTGTCAGGCGCTGCTTCAGGAATTCTACGACTTGTGGGCCAGTATAGCCTTCACTTCGAAAAGCAACATTATCCAAGAAATGTAATAGGTCGTCCATATCAATGTAGCGTTTTCCAGTTTCGCGATTAACTAACTGAGAAATAGGCTTATTATCCACTCTCTTGCTTTCTTCGAATTCTATCATATTCCTAACTCCTCTACTATGAAGTTCTTATAATCTATGCTTAGCTCGATGGATTTTGAAGATTCTCCGTTACGGCTTTTATCTATATACAAATTGATTCGGCCTTCTTCTTTTTCAGTTCTTGATTGTGTTATAGTCATAAAGACGTCTAGGGTTTGGGTAATACCAAGTGAGTCAGCTACTTGAGCCATTGTAATGATTTCTTTTGTTCCACCTTTTTCGTCTATGCTCTTTCGGTTTGTTTGAGCAGCTGTAACGATAGGAATGTCTAACTCTACCGCCCAACCTCTTAGTTCTTCAAAGATGGTTCTTAAATCTTCGTAGTTATCTCCTACTCTGAAGGACGGTCTTAATAGACCAGCATAGTCTACAAAGATTATTTCTGGTTCAAAACCCTCATATAGATTTAGTTGTTCATAATGCGACTTCAATTGGTTTATGCTGACACCCTTAGTTGGGAACTCTTTTATCTGCATGTCAGCTTTAGACACTTTGGCAAACATCTTATACTTTGCTTTGATTGCATCAATATCTAATATCAATTCGTCTACTGGTATTTTAGTTAGAATAGCATCATGCCTCATTGACAATCGCTCTTCTGCTATTTCTAGTGTGTAGACTAGAACGTTATGTCCGTGCTTCATAGCTTGAACTGCCCAATTAGCTAAGAAGATTGATTTACCAATTCCTGGAGGCGCTGCACAGGCAAATAACTCTTTACGTCCCCATCCTCCATGGAGTAAAGCGTCTAATTGAGGGAAACCAGTGGGTATTCTTTCTGTCTCAAGTGATTTGATCTTTTCGTATCTGGTATCTACGTCTGATAGTCTAATACCAAGCGAGACATCCATATTGAATCTAACGACTTTTCTTACTTCAGATTCTATTTCGTCAAACTTATCCTTACCATTCTTTTCTAGAATGTCGATAGACTTCATAAAAGCCTCTTTCATCATACTCTCTTTTATGAAGGTAAGAGTCTTTTCGTATATGTATTGTTTTGCGTCTTCGGTAGGTGCTTCATAAATAACCGATAATGTAGATGCATCTACGTCTCTTAATTCGTTTGCAACTATTTGTCGAGCAGGTATTTGTTTGTACTTACCGAAATAGTTCTTAAAGAATGTAAAGACTTTCTTATTATCGTCCTTCTCAAAGAAGGCGGGTTTTAGATTTTCGAATACTTTCAACCAGAAGCTTTGATCTTTTGTAGAGTAGTTTAAGATCAAATGTTCAAGTGTTCCAAGGTTTAAACTTTCTTTCATGGGCTAACTTTATCTCCTTAATCTCGAAGCAGTTCCTTAGTCATTTCGTTGCGATCAAACACACACATAAGTGGTTTGAACGCTGTTTCTCTAATATCGTCGGCTGACTCAACTTTTTTAGTATCAGCTAATAGATTTATATAGTCAGTACCGCAGATTAGATAAAAAGAACTACTAGCAGTGTTATCTGAATATTTACCTATCGTAATAACATTAGTATCTGTAACAAACTTAAGCAAATAGTAACTATGTTTGAATTTCCTATGAAAGGCATCATCTGTTTTTATTAAAAAGACATTGTTTATAGTTTCATCTATACTTCTATTCTTGTTGACATTACCTATACTTTTTTGTGTTACTCGATTTATTACAAACGACTCTTCGCCGTCTGACATTTTAGTTCTTTTATTGATTGAATATATAAGGTCAATGTTAAAAGCTGTTAGGCAAAAGAAGTGAGTGTCTTGTCCATAGTGCATTCCTTCACCAAGCCAATTGAATTTTAGATCATTCATTTTTTATAGGTCCTCTCCAATCGCAATAATTTTTGCATGGTGGTGATTTTATTGCCACATCTCTATTATGTATAGTGCAATAAATAGGAGAGCCCGGCTTTGCAATTACCGTTCCACGCACACATAAACAACACCACAACTCATCTTTGAGAACTCCTATTGTGAACTCTTTCTTAGTCAATGTATACTCCGCATAATGTTCGCACTTTTTTTGAGACGGCAATACGTCTTTTTCTTTCGCTCGACAGTATAAGCCTATATCATCTAACGGCTGTGCGCTATTCTTACACTTACAACAATCGTAAAAGTAATTACTTAACTTTTTTCCAATGGCTACACGGATAACGTGCTTCCTCTAACGACATCGTTGGTCGCCGAGACTTTTTATTTTCACAATGATATAAGTAGCCGGTACCGACTGCACTTACTATGTGTGCTAAGTGCCGACAGTTTCCACAGTGTAAGCCTCTAAGCATCAAAATAGTAACCTTCTTACTAATCAACTTTAATAATCCAGAGTTCAGTTTCTTTAGTTGGACTATATGGCATTACATTTTGATAGATGAGCTGACCCAATCGTTGTTGTGAATCCATATTAGTGGTCATGAAATCTACATGAAATCTTCCAATGCCGTCAGGCGAATATTCTTGTGAGACTTGAACTAGCACACCTCTTATTTTTATCCACTCTCTTGCTTTAAGTAATGCAAGTGTTAATTCTTTGTCGGCCATGATTTGTAAGGATTCCTCACTAAATTAGAATTAGCATAGCGGGGATCTTTTGATACATCTTCTCCTACCCATGGCGGCAAATGAATTTTTTGATCTTCGCTCTCGAGCTCAACTTCTGCTATTACAAGTCCTTGGTTCTCACCCATGAATTCATCTACTTCCCAAGTCAGTTCGCCGTATTTAACAATATATCGCGTCTTTTCTATGATAGGCCTTTCGCATAGAAACTCAAGCATTTCTTTGGCATCACTATAAGGAATTTCGTATTCAAACTCAGTCCGACTAATTCCAACTCTTTTACCCTTGATGGTTATAAAGGCTTTTCGCCCTACCGTTCGCACCCTTACTGTATGCTTCGTTTCTGTGGAGAGATATCCTTGACGATAGATTTTAAATCTAAGGCTTTTGTAACCGTCTCCTTTTACAAGGAACTTGCGTTCGATTTCAACGTTCATTTGTGAGCTCCACTGAATGTAATGAGGTCATCCACTCAAGTAATGAAGATCCTTGGGGCGGTAAACCTTTCATATACTTTTCTTGATTATCAAGTAATTGAGCTGTCAGTAGAAGTATCTTACGCTTTTTACTCTTTCTGTGGGTTATTTTCCATGGTGGTAAAAATGGTTTCCATTTTGTCAAAAGTGCGTCTTCTTTCGTAAAATCTTTCTTCATATATTACCCATCCTTATTTTGAGTTCGGTATATTGGTCAAACTCAATAAAGTCAGCATTCACTAAATCATCAAACTTTATCTTGGCATCAATTGGATCTTTGAAGTTTGCATAATCATTCTTCCACCACTTGACGATGTATATAGGACAACTGAGAAAACTTTTTATGTGACCCAAGTTTTTGATCAACTTTCTTCGGCCAGTCTCATCATTATCTGGCACAAAATATATCGCTTTAGGATTTTTCTTTTTGATCTTAAATATCTGCCTATCAGAAATCACGGGCCCTAACATGTAAGTTCCAGAATATTGAATAGCTTCCCACGGTCCTTCGCTTATGAACAGAATTTCGTTGGGTAGTATCAAGTCATAAAATGGGACTATGATACTTTTGAGCTGCAATTCCTTTGGCGGATTCTTGTATCTTAATTCGCTCTTGCCTGTATAATCTCTCGCTTGAAAATACACTAATTTACCATCTTCATAAGTAGGTATGATTATTCTGCGGCTAAGATTATATTTTTTAGCTGGATCTTTTACACTGCCTATATAAGAACTTTCTGTCCATCGCAGGTTATATCTAGTGGCCAATTTATAGTTGACAAGTTTTTCCATTAAGAATGCTTGTGCGAGTTGTAAATTTCTAATACCGCCACGTTTTTCTTTCTTGCTAAAAGCTAACGTATTTGGTGGTAGCGTTATTTCTTTAGTGTCTAAGATTAAAGGTTCTTGGGGTCTGGTGTCTTGAATTTGAATATCAGCAAAGCCATATTTGAATAATGTTCGTCGGGCTTCATCGGGGTCGTCGGTCTCAAGAATAATGGCGACTAAGTCCTCTATGTTTCCATGTTCGTCAGATTCCCAATCATGGAAGGCTCCCTTCTCTACGTTTATATGACAGTCATAAGTCGTATCGCTCATGAACGGCGAATTAATTGCTAATTCGCCGCTGCCCAATACCTTATAGTCTTTAACGTACTCCTTGAGGAAACTTTCAACAGTTTTGAACGAGTACTTAATTTTCATTATATATTATAATATGCAATGGTGGGAAGTTATTTAGATCTACCGATATGTTTCGTATTCCTATTCATTTTCTTTTTTTGTGTCTCTTTATAGTCTTGATCTTTTAGTTGCTCGATTGCTTCATCATTCAGCTCAAGTAAATCTGTTTCATCGAAATTCTTGAGATTAATCTTCATTTTTCTTACTTCTCCTCCTGGGGGTTTTATCTTCGACCGGTAACTTACTAGAAACCGGTTCGGTTGCTTCAAACTCATAAACTATATCTTCAACATCTAAGTCGCTTTTGACTTGGCCTGCCTCTAGGCCATTTTTAGTTAACCATGTTTTTAGTTTTTCTATTTTATTATCTTCTACGATGTATAAAACATCATCTACTAATATTCTGTGTTCCATAGAAAGGCTCCTTATAAGGGTGTGTCCTTATCCCTATGTTTCTTGTATGGGTCTAAGTCTGGATTGGCTCTTATCTTCTCTATTTTTTTGTCTAACCATCTGGGATTCGAAACGGCTTTAAATGATTGTTTAATTATTATAGATGACGTAAGTGAAAATCTTTTCGCTAATAGCGTACCGCATTCTGGACATTTTAGTTTTGGTTTCTTATTATAACCATGTAAGTGATCTGTTCTAGTTTTACATTTTGGACAATCATATTCGTATAAAGGCATCTCTAGTTTCCTCTCCTATATTTTGGTTCTCTTTGATACAATACACTCCAGATATAATTTTTCCAGCCATGTTGTATTGCTACAAATTCGACTGTAACACTCTCGATTGGATAAGGGTTTTCATATTTCATAGTTGAGAACGCTCTTCTTTGCGGTTAGATAAACTTTTACACTCTTCAATAAAAGAGCAGCTTTATCTAAATTTATAGCGTCGCCAGTCACTTTATATTTCTCAATAAAATAAGAGGCGTCGTCTATTCCTTCAGCGATAAATTTTTCATCGTGTATTTCTATCATGCTATTTTCTCCACTACAGTTATGTCATCATAACCAAACATTTTGTAAGTCTTTTTTCTCGCACGGGAATGTTTAAGTAATTTGGGGCTGGTGTTGTCCATAAAATCATAGACTGTTATATTCTTTTTATCTTCAGTAACTCTTAAGCCGCGTCCTAATCTCTGGATAGTTTTTATAAAGCTAATACCTGCACTGGCTATTATTAGAACTTTGAATTCTTTAATATCTATGCCTTCATCAAGGATACGGGAAGCTATTAATATCTTGAGCTCGCCGCTCTCAAATCTTGCGACTGCTTTTAATCTCTCTGCGACTGATACTTCGTGCCATATAAATTCAGCATCAGGTATCAACTTAGCTATTTCTTGCCCCTGGTCGATATATTTAGTCAAAATCAATACCTTATCTTCTTTATGTTTTTCAGCCAAGTCTTTGATCAGATTGTTTCGGTAAGTGTTATAGATCAAACCCAACATCTCAGCTTCTCTATAATTACAGTCTTCAAGATCGTCTGGTTCGTTTACAGGCAGCATAAAGATTTTTGGTTTAGCTATAATCTCGGCTTCCATTAATTCTTTAGCACTGACGTCATAAATTATAGGTCCCACATAGGCAATTAATTTAGCAGATCTCAAATTCATTTTTTTAGGATCGACGGGTGTAGCACTAAATCCATACACTCTTTCCCAATGAGCTAACTTCAAAACTTTTTGATATGATTTAGATCCACAGTTATGTACTTCATCTAATACAAGGTTTTTATATTTGTGTATGTTCTTGAGTTTGTGTATGCTCTGTACTGTGGCCATCGTAATATTTTTTTCTAAAACATTTGGACCTTGAACTAAGCCTACATCTAGGCCACGCTCTGCAGCTCTATCTACCGTTTGTTTAGCAAGCTGTTCACGGTTAAATAAAACTAAAGAGGGTTCTTCAAGCATGTTAAGTATGGCTAAAAATATTTCTGTTTTACCTGAAGCAGTGGGAGCTCGTACAATTCCTCGTCTTCTACCTAAAGCTTTATAGATTGCACCTATTTGATGTTCTACTAATTCTATGCCTTCTAGATTTTCTATGTCGTCTACTTCGATTTCTTTTATAGGCTTTCTATCATCAACTACAGTGTGGCTATAACCTTTAAGCACACTCTGAATAAAATCAAGAAAGCCTATGGGAATCCTTAAACTTGGTAAGCCTAATCCCTCTACATACTTTGAAAAACGTACTTGTGTTATTCGATCTTTATTAAAGACTCCATTATAGAAAGCTTTAGAGGTGTCGGCAAAACTAAGTGTATCGTATATATTTTCTAAAAGATCTGTGTCTTCGCTACTTAGAATCAAGAAGTTCGTCTTCACTGTCAGTACGGACGTCATTAATGTTCTCTTCTATGAAAAGTCTATAGGCCTTACTTACAAAAGGCTTTACGGCCTCTTCATATTTACTTTGAATTGTAATCAGTTGTGATATTTCTTTATCATCTAGCAATCCTAACTCAATACCACCAAAATGTTTAGGGTTTTTATTTTCATCTAATACTAGAACAAAATAGTCCTTAGTTTCATTGTCGCTTTTCTTTGTGTACTTGAATTTTTTGAATGTCATTGTTTTCTCCTTATTTTTAATCGCCACCCGGTCCATACATGATGAAGTTGACTGCCGCTTTTCTTTCTTGGCGATCAGTTCGCCAATTGAGATATCGACCCCAAAGCGTCTTAGATCTTTTCAATCTAAGTGCAATTCTTTTCTCGCTAGACTCGGCCACTTTTTTTATTAGATCATAGGTTTCTTGTCCATAACGAGCTATGATTTCTTCATCTGATTTTACAAAGTCCCAATCGTCTTTTAAATCTTCGATTGGTTTATATGGCTCATTCATCTTCGTCTTCATCCTCGTCTTCATCTTTGCCGGGGATAGTTCCGTCTTTCCTTTTCTGTCTTTTAGTTTTTATTTGCGAAGCAACTTGTTTGACAAACTTATTGTATTCGTCTACTTGTGCATCACAAACATTTTGAACATCGATTAATTCTTGCTCACTTTTCATTTCGAAATGTGGGTCACCCTGGCCTTGTTCGTAATAACTCTTTAAGGTGTTACGAGTTTGAAACTTCTCTACATCAAATATAACGTCGAGGTCTTTATCGGAAATCTTATTCTTAGCTAATAAAGTTGCCAAGACGGCAAACATAAATGTGCTTGAAGTTGCTCCTGAATTCTCCCTTAACGATCTTATAGTATCGGCGGTGTTTCGTATTTTAGCCTCATATTCATTAGGCATTTAATTTCTCCTTACTCTCCATCTGACTCTTTGGCAGTCACTTCTTCCATTGCTTCTATTTCAAGATCTTCTGTATCAATGTCTTTGCTTATAACTTGTTGTAGATTGCTTTGAATTATTGGTAGCAAGTTGTATTTTTCTACAATACCAGGAAAGTCTTTCTCAAAGAATTTTTCAGGTATTTCTGGGTCTACTTCGAATCCCAATTTGCACCAAGCGCCCCCTTTTGTGGCTAGTTTGTAATCTTGCAAAATCTTAAATAAGCCGCTATATCTATTGACACCCTTCTCAAAATCTAGCATGAAATTGACTTTACGTTTAGGCGAAAAGCATCTATTTTTTTCAGTTTTTGCTTGGATCATTACAGAACTAGCGCCTAATGATTCAAGCTTCTTATCGATTTCAAGTTCTACCACCTTAAGATCTAGTCGCACGCTAGCGGCATATAGCAGCCCACTACCGCCCGTTGTAACCTTACTTGGACCATAACTCTGGCCTACTTTCTGAGTGTAATGGTTAGTGGCTAATAAAGCGATGTTATATTTCTCAATCTTGCGAGCATATACTCTGAAGAACTTTCTGAGCATTCTGGCCTTATAGCCCATGTCTTGCCCACCTTCAGGATCCATTTCTTTTTCGGTGGAAGCTAGAGCTATCGAATCAATGATCATTAAAATTTTCTTTTCAGTCTGGTTATTAGCTACAACAGTATCTAACACTTCTTGACATACTCTAATTAATTGTTCTACTGTGTCGATTGGTTGATAAAGAATTTTAGAATTATCTACACCTAAGAATTTTAAGAAGTCTTTATCTATAGCAGTCTCTGTATCAAAATAAATTACGAGTCCTAAATCCTTATCTTTGATGGCCATTTCACAAAGCAATGATTTGCCTGTGCTTGGATCGCCAGCCATTTCGGTAATTCGTCCACCCGGATAACCGCCATTAAAGTCACCAGATATTAACCAATTTAATGCGTAAATGCCAGTGTCTACCCAACCTCTTGGTTTACCGTAGATGGCATCATCGGTGAGCTGAACCATTAGTTCCATGTCTTTGCCAAACTTTTTGTTGATGTTTCCTAACAAACTTTTCTCTAGAACACTTAATTCTCTATCCATTGTTTTTACTCCTTACGTTTTTAATGCTTTAATCACACTAATATATTGTATGATATATGCTGTTTGTCTTAGCTCTCATATAAATAGGCAAATGGGTCGCCGGTCTTTAATATAACGACATTTGCAGTAGCGGCAGGAAAATGTAAAGTAGCAGTAGCTTCATATGTAAAATCTTTCTTTGGCTTTGTTGGTGTTTCAATTTTGATTGTCGAATTTAGTGTTACTACTTCAGTCTTTTCTTTTGGAGTCGCTATTGGTCGTGGTTGTTGTAAGTCAGCTGACTCATCTACGTTGCCTTGCATTTCACTTAGAGGAATAGTGTATAGCTTTCCAGTTCGTAAATTCTTTAAGTTTATGGCATAATCTGTGATTGCCACTATGCCAAATGCCAACGAGCTACCAGACATATCGCCGGTTTTAACTATTCTTTCAATGAATGCTTTCTTTAGAAATATACGGGATCCTATTTTTAGATTCATATTATTTTTGGACTCGGGTCCTCTTTTTCGAGCTCACAAGCTTTTTGATGCAAAATTCTATATTCTTCTGGTGTCATTTTTTCAAATGTTTTTAGAAGCTTTTTTAATTCTTTCGAGCCATGATTTTCAATCTCGCGATTAAAACCACCCTCATTTTCCCAAACAGAAACTTCGTCCCACATATTTTCCTATCTTCATAATATCTTTTTCTCTCCAACATACCAGCCGTCTGGCTGTTCGACTAAATCCATCGTAGCGGCAATTTTAAAGATTCTCACACGATTAGGCGCTGCTCTAAATACTACATAGGAATTGTCGTAGATTAAATTAAAACGATTCTGTTGTAATGCAGCAATCATATGTGATATTTCTTCTTTGTTGCCGTCGTTAAGATAAAGCCTCTTGTCGGTAACGTGGCCCAAGTTCTTTAGGCTGTTTAAATCTTTTCGCAGCTTCCAATCGTTTGGATCAAAACCATCATTAATGGGTGTGATCTCAATTCCCCACATTGGATGGTAATTACCATTCAACTCTATAATATAAGTGTTCCTACCTTTGTAGAAAACACGATCCTCTTTCTTGCGCCATCCAGTGGATAGCAAATTCTGAACAGTATTAATCAGCGGGTCATTAATGACGCATGTCTTGCTGATGGGGTTTTTTTCTGTGCTCATATAGTTATCTTTACTCCAGATCATAGTATATTATTGTTCGAGCGTTGAAAAGCCATTTTTCCCCTTAGTGATATTTATGGTTTTACAGTTCAAACTTTCCTTTATTAGATTTTTGTGATCAATCACAAATATACTTAACTGTCTTTCTTCTAATTCGTTTAGTATTCCCAGCGCATCAGTGATTCTTACTTCATCTAAATACCTTGACAATAGTTCATCTAGAACAATGATATTTATATTGTCGGGTAATCTTATCCGCACGATTTCATAAAGGGCAAATACTAAACTAATTTCTACCGATCTCTTTTCACCTCCACTTAAAGCTCCGAAGGGTATTTCTTCGCCGTCTTTAGTAATTGTATCATTCAATTCTGCACTGAGAGAATAGGTTATATTGAAACCAAAAAAGTTCAAATAATAGTTGATGTATTTATTAAGAGATATCAAAATTTGATTGACGCTGAACGTTTTCATAGAGCTCGGCGAATTACTCAAAGCTTCTTTCCACCACTCAAATAAATGCGCATCGTGTTCTAATCTCTTCATCTTGAGCCTGATATCTTTGGCTTCTTTCTTAATGCCCTCAATTGCCACTTGAGTATTTTTTATGTATTCGTCAAGTTCTATGTCACCTTCAATTTGGCCGCCTAAAATACCAATTTCTGATTCAGCTTTAATTATAGTTTGTTTTATGTTAGCTACTTCAACTTCTGATAAGCGGGTAGTAAGTAAAATATTTAGCTGATCTATTTCAGCCGTCTTAATTTCTAGTTCCTGTTTAGTAGTTTCTAGCACGTCTATGTTTTCTTGTAAGTAATGCTCTTGGGACTTTAAGTCAGATCGTAGATTATCTAATTCTTTTTGTTTCTTAGCCAAGTATTCTTTCAATACACTCTTTTTAATGTCAGAGCCACAAACTGGACACGCTTCGGGGTTTTTATTGGCCGCAGCTATTTCTTTCTCTTTCTCTTTTAGTTTTTTATCAAGTTGCTTCTTATAATCTTTGGTCCTAAAAATATTGTCATCAAGGTGTTCTTTTTTTGTTGCCAGTTCATCTTTAATTCGTATTTTCTGAGTTCTCTCTTGTAAAGTTTTTAGTTCTTTATCCACATCAATATGTTTCCATTGATCTATTTGTTCTTGTAGCAATTCTATTCTAGACCGCTTAGACTTTATTTCATTTTCCCACTTCTCTATATATTTGAGTAGATTGTCGGTGAGTGTTTTGATAGTTGCTTTCTTGTCAACATAAAAGCCTTGTAAGAGTTCAAGTTGTGGATTGATCTTGCGTAATATTTCTTTCGTGCCTTTGTGATATTGAGTAATGAATCCAAACATCAATAAATTTTCTACAATCTTTTTTCTTTCAAGCGGCTCAGCGCTAGCAAAGTTTTCTATATTTTCTTGGCTTAAAACAATAGATTGTACGAAGGGCTTAAAGTCGATTAGTATAATTGACTCAATTAGATCTTGAGTATCTGGCATCTTGTCTTTAGAAATATCTACTTCATCTTCTTCTAATGTAAGTTTATTGCCAAATTCTTCGTGGGCTCTCCATCGGCGTATGACATAGAATTTTTGATTTATTTCAAAGCCTAGTTCCACATAGCAATTTTTCTTGATTTTATTATTTACGACAGCTTCAGCTTTTAGCTTTTTAGTAGTCTTACCAAATAAAGCGTAAGTGATAGAGTCTACGATTGCAGTAGATTTACCACTTCCATTACTACCACCATCTTTTTGATTGTCGCCAGTAATTAATGTAAGACCTGGTTGTGATAAATCAATCACACAAAGATAATCGCCAAAACTTAGAAAGTTTTTAAATTTGACGTAATTAAACTTCATAATCTGTTATGTTATTTGATACTTCGGCTATTTTAGCAAAAGCTTTCATTAGCTCTTGATTTTCAAAAGGTAAATCGGTTAGACTTTTCAGATAGGCTGAAGCTACATCGATTGGATCGTTGCCCAGAGCTTTATCATAATATTTTTCTATCTCCTTCACATCTTCTGGAGGAATAACTTCGGCGCTTATAGCTCCGAGTTTAAACAAGTAATCTCTTAATTCATCTTTACTTATGTTTCTAGAAAGGATCTTAGCTTTTACGAAATTGCCGTTAATTTCAGATGGAGGTATATCTTCTATTTTTCTGACTTCAATTACTTTGTATTTTGGTGCACTCAGGTTTTCTATAAATTCCCATTGAACAGTATCCGTATCAAGAATTAAAAAGCCATGCGGTTGTTCTCTTTCTGCAAAACTCGTTTGATAGGGACTTCCAACGTATATGACGTTGTCTCTTGTTTGAAATTTATGATAGTGGCCAGATATGACCAAATCAAACATTTTGAAATCTTCAACTTTATAACCTGTATTTGACTTAAAGCCATTGGGCATCATAAAGCCAACTATATCTAAATGAGCCACCAATACATTATGTTTATCTTCAGCTAAAACAAAATTTTCAAAGTCGAATTGGCTAATTGAATAACTGAGCATATGAATACGAGTCTTCTCAGTATCCAACCAAAAATAGTCTGGTATGATTTTAGCGTAATCACTATACAAGAACAAAATAGAGTTCATTGTATTTTCTGGATTAGCCATGTCGTGATTGCCGACTATCATGTAATGTTTGAGTTTAGATTTGTACATATCTTTCACACGCAGCCAGCCTTGCACGACATGCGGAGCGTAAGCCTTTGCTTTAGTGTGAAAAAAATCACCAGCGCTTATAATTGTGTTTATTGAATTATCCAAAGCGTACTTCTTTATATAGGACAAAAAGTTTAAAGCCGTTTCAGAATTCACTAAAAGCCTATGATGATTGTACAAATGCAGATCGCTATAAATAACAATTTTCATTATTATGAAATATGCTTGCTCTTATCTTCTTGTGGGGAACTTGGGTATGTTAACTGAACTATTTCTAGATCGGCTACTAAAATTTTGTTGCGTTGGGGTTTTGGGCGCGTTGTTCAAACTAGGTAAAGGGCCAGGTCCACTTTGACGCCCAGACGATCTTTCTATTTGCTCTTTTTCATCACGTTTTATTTCAGACAGAATTTCACCAATAAGAGATCTGTCATCATGTGTCAAACACTCTAACGCATGAAAATCCATTGCGCCTTCCGAGTGATAAGCTATACGAAATTGTTCGTCTATTAAAGCTCTATAGCGTTTATGATTGCGTTCGCTGTCTAGATCGACGAAAAAAGTTGCGTCCGAGTGGGACGCTAAACTCCAATTCGCCATCGCATTTGGGGCAATAAATGTGTTTGAGTGGTTTTAATCCGCAATCTCTATCGTTCATAGTTTCTCGAAAATAATCAGCATCACCGCCGACCATATTGTTGATAAAGTCTTCTTTATCTCTAGGTCCTAATATTTCCCCTTCATCCGTAGCAATTTCATCAATCAATAACGATATAGAGTCGCCTGCTGCTGAGTCTGATTGATTAATATTTTTAAGCTCTCTAGCTTTTTCTGTTAATCTTTGTTCGTCACGTCCTCTCATGTAATGAGCTTTCACTACAAATTTAGACATTGGCAAAGTTATAACTATTGGTTCTTCAGGAGCAACTTCCCATTCAGCTATCTCTAATTTGTTTATGCTTACAGTCTGTTCGAAATTAAAACCACAATGATAGCATTTAACGGCAAAATCATAGTCTAAGCCATAAGACATACCACGTAAATAAAATAGTAAATAAACTCTATCAGAGGATAATAGGTCATAAGGATTTATAGGTGATTTAATACAATTTTCTAGGATCATATCTAGAGCCCGTCCATCTTGTACAAACCTATCTGTAGTTAGTATCTTTTCTTCTCTTAAGGTCATTTGTCTAATTTTGATTGTACCGCTAGCTAAATCAGGATCGTTTACTTTACCAACGTATAGAAATCCATGCGAAGGTATCTCTACTTGTATAGCTGGAGGTTCAAAACGAGATGGAGCATTAATTGGGATGGGTCTTGTAGAAGATGAAATTTCAGGCTTCTCGGGATGAGAAGCCCGAACTCTCTCTTTTTGTCTATTCAAGGGAATAGGAATTTCAGTTATTTTATCTTTATCGTCAGCCATATTGAACTCCTTCAAAATAGTCTCTATATTAATTTAAGACTACTGCCAGAAAAGTGCGGTTTTTATTTTAGGTCTTTAAGCCTCTTTTCTAGTTTTGCAATGTCATCTACTGGTAGCGGCTTTTGCTTTTTCAGCTTATTAAGCATTGCGACTATCATATTTCTAACAGGATTTTTTGGGCTCCTGGGAAGCTCGCCGTAATGCGGATTACCTTGTTCAAATAGATCTTTTAATTTCATTTAGATTTAGTGAATAGTACTCCAAGTACCACCGGGCGAACCAAAGTCAGTTGTAGTATGAAGGTTAGCATAGTCATATTGGAATTCTGCCGTGATCCTTAGCGCATCAGTACCTTCATAAGTTAGTTCACCGCCGTTTACAGTGTTTGGCCACATGCCAAATATATCCCAAGCCTCTATAATTTCAATGTCAGTTGTTGCTGCCCGAGATGTACTTGTTTGACCGGGTCCAAGTAATATTAAGCTAGCATCTACTTTGTAGGTGGCAGCATAACCCATCGTGCCATTTAGAACATCATATACAGTCTGTGCCCATCTCCACATGATCTGAGCAGTAGAACCCAAACCTGAATCAAAGTCATAAAATACAACTGATATTGGATCCCAAGTTGGGTTAACAGCAAATTTCCATTTTTCATTTAACCTTGCGATTTCTCCCATGTTGTGGCTAACATTTGGTCGTGATGCGGACAACAGGTCAATAGCAAGTGATTCAGACATATCCGAAGCACCGTTAGAGAAGTTCTGATTTCCTATGAATAAACCCGCTGGATAAGGTACAGTCTCAAACTTTAGTACCCACCTATTGGCTCTCTTTGGTTCTCTTCTTCCCGATATTGCACTACTTATACTAATAGGCATTAGTTTGTTCCTCCGTAAAAACGTGACGTTGTAAATATCTTAGCAAACGTCATAATAATTTCCAGTTTTTAACCTACTGTTACTGTTGCCCCAGCGTTTTGGATAGTCAAATCAATATAAATTCGTTCAGCTACTGTAGTAGGCTGTATAAAGATCTTTCCATACATTATGTTCTGAGATATCAAATTTGGTGTGTTAGTAGTATTGTCAAATATTACGTTGAATGCTTGAATACCACCTCTCTGTTGTACGTTAGCTAAAAACGCATTTAAGTCTCGTGTAATTGCCGCCCATGTAGAAGCTTGGTCTAGGGCAAATAGATAATTGCTAGCGATAGCCGAGACGTTTCTTCTTACATAGTTTACAGTTCTTACTACGTTAATTCTTGTAAGTTCTGAGCTCACTCTATAGGTAGTCTTTTGACCATAAACCATTATACCCTGTGACGGAAACTGAACTATTGGGTTAACACAAGATGGCACTGTGTCGTTGTATAATACATCTCTTTGAGCCTGTGTTGGTTGAGAATATGAAGAGATAGAATTGATTACTCCTCTTACTGGACCTGCTGGAGCTTCCCATAGATTAAAGCCCTTTTGGGTAGAAGCAATAATTGTAGCTTCATAAATTGAAGGCGGTAAGTTGACATATTCAGAATTAAATGTGTCAAAGTCCTTCTGCCAATCCCAAACTACTACCGTATACTTCGAAGTTAGATCTACTGACCCATTCAATAGACCGTTGTGCCAGTTGACTATATCAGTATAGCTCAAGAAAGCAGGTGGATCTACTAAGCATAGAATATCTTGTCTAGCCTCACCCAAAGCTTGTAAAGCCGAAGTGACTGGAGGACTTACAAATCCAGGAGCTAAAGCCAAATCTATTACGTATACCTCTGGATTGTTATAAGCGTCTATGGCTACTATAGCCAATGAGTCAGCTATACTAGTATCTGATTCAGATATTACGCCACCAGCTGGTATGCCGTTATTACCACCAGTTAGTCTATATGTTCCATTGGGTGGTGCTTGTGTAGGAACTGGATTAGTTATAGGATTTGGAAACTGACTTATTTCACCAAAGTCTACAGTTATATAAGCTGAGTTCTTGATCACAGTATTAATGAACTGTGGATCAGTTGAAGTAGTCCAGTTTATTGGACCCCAAACTTCTCTGCTGACGCCATTGTAAAATACCTGTAAATAGTATTGTGTGACTAGAGTAACTGGGTTGACATTAGTGTATGTCAGTACTGATATTTTGTTGCCGTCAGTTCCAGGCGTTAAAGCGACGAAGTTAAAGACTCCAGAATCGCTTTCTGTAACTCCAAAAGCTTTTGTAGTAGGGACGAAATTCAATACCGTTTGTACGGCACTTGGAAATAAAACTACGTTTGATGGATTTAGTATTTGTATGAAGCTAGTATATCCAAGTCTGTCGCTACTTATACTTAGGAATCCGTTAGAAGCTGAAGCAAATATAGTTAATCTATTAGAAGCTGCAACAGAGTTTATTTTGTTAGCCACATCACTTAGTGTCCAAGTAGCATCTACTCCAAATGCTATATTATTTGGCGGTACGCTAACAGCGTTATAACCTAGATTTGATATTAATCCTCCGCCTGTACCATCAGCTATAGCTACAGAGCATTGTGAACCCAAGTTGAATAAGGGCCCTGTACCAGCTCCTATTGATAGGAAGCCGTTAACTGTAGAAAATTGAATATATGTTTGTAAGCTAGATCCACCAGTAAAAGCTCCACCAGTACCTGAAGTCGTTGCTAGTAAAGCTGCGTTTAAAGCAATGATTAATTGTGAGATAGGCGTTGTGCCAGCAATAAAACTTATACTAGGGAAAATCGTGAAAGTCGCATTAACTTCAGTTGTTGTATCGGTCGAGTTAAAGTTATAGAATCCTTGTAGCGTAATAGCAATATTTGGGCCAGTAACAGGTACGCCCGTCCAGTTGAAAGTTGCTGGTGCAGCAAGCGCTCCCAATATAGCGAAGGCTCCTTGTTGTCCGTTTGTAGGTACTATGTTTAAGCTGGTGCTTAAACTTACTACAGTGTTTGAGAATGGTGGATTTGGGGCCGCTGAAGGTGGCAACGTTATAGGAGTTGAATCACCATCATATGCAATATCGATGTAGGGGAAAGCATTGATCTTATTAAGATTCTGAGCTGAAATCGCCGTAGGACTAGTTATGCTAGCGTTCGTAGCTGCTACATCACTTACTGGTACTCTTACTAATGCATAGGCCAAGATATCGCTATTGGTAGTTGTACTAGCTCCGTCCGCAAATCCAAGACTTCCTGGAGGTGTAGTTTTAAGAACGTTAGTTATAGAAGCAATGGGCCATCCATCTTGTCTAAGAGTAAAATTGATATTTAGCGCTGTTGACTCAATAACAATAAATGTATTAGTAATATCTGTCGTCGCTGTTAAATAGCTACTCAAAAATGTTACATTGTCTGCTAATTTTGTTGCTGCGAAGGCTGTATTTATAGCTGCTACTAAAGCTGTAATAGTAGAGTATACAACGTTAGCTGTCCAAAAAACTCTATATATACCATTGTTGGCAAGTATAGGTAATCCCGATATGTCTACCCAAAATGCCGCAGGGCTTACAGTTACAAAATTCAGTGATGGTGCTGCAGTGCCTTGAATTGAATTGAATTCAACTTCATGAGCAATTCTTGTGAAGTAGGCCGTAGACACCGTCAAGAATTTTGAGGCGAACATAGCCATATAAGGATAAGCTGGTATAGAGTTACCAAAAGTAGTTGTGAACGTATTTAAGTCTGGCACAAATGTCGGCACATTGACTGGCCCTTTATCAGCGAAACCAACTACAGCTGCGACTGTACCTTGTATAGGAGCTGTTGTAGTCGTTTGATCTATTATTTGTACCGCAACGCCAGGTGAAAGCAAATTATTTGCCATTTAAAAATCCTCCGCTAGTCAACTTTGTTTATCTGTATAAATTTCATGTTTTTCATGTTCTTCAGTTGGGGCGTCAAAGAGTCAACTTCTACAATATCTCTTTTGTCCTTATTGCCTTTAGCAAGCAAATAATACGTAGAATTATTAAGGAGCAATACATGAGTTGTAGTAGTTTTGTTCTTAATTATATATTTCATTACAATACACCCTCACAAAATTTTCTGTTGAAATTATCTTGTGAGTATGACAGCAAAAAATAAACCCTATTCAAATTCTTCTCAGCCCTTTGGGACGTTAACATCGATCTCAATGCCGCTTTGTGTAGCAGTAGGTGGAACGGTATAATAGGTGTCTATAAAAACGTCTTTTATTATATTCTCGTCTAGTACAGTTATAGAAGTAGGAACATAAGCTTCTGTAATCTTCCAAGCAAAATCTTTTCTAACTACTCTTTCTCCTATGTCACCCGGTTCATATTCAGTGGCGTCAGTAACAGAGTCCAGTAACATCTGGGCATAGACACCTTCGTTTCTATTCCCAACTGTTTCTGGTGGACCAATCCATAAGTTAGCTTGTGGTTTAAATTCTGTGACTATTTTCCATGTTAGAATATCCATATCTTGAACTAGAGCACAATATAAAGAAGCTATATAAGTAGTTTCAAAAGTTAGATATGGTTTTCGTTTTGTGTAACCAGTTACTTGACCGTTAGAAGAATATGGGGGGTTTGTAGTAGCTCTATATAAAATGTGCTCATATGGTATAAATTTTCCTAATACGGGAGTCATACCAGTCATGTGAAAAGCTAAAATAGGAAGCCAGTTATTGCCCTGATTTGGTGGCGCGTACAAAGGCGGTTTACCTTCGTTGCCAACTTCTAGCTCAGATCCGCCTAAAGCAAATGCGCGCCGCGAAGTTGCATATACTACGGGAATTTTTATACTTAGCGTATCTAATCTTGGCAATGTCAATAAACATTGAAACCACTTCTTTAGCCAGTAGTGATATTCAGCAAAAATAGGGTAATCAAGTTGCATATTATTTATCTTTCAAGCCTGCGGCGGCTTTCTTAAATATATCGTTGATAAACGTTGGATTGAATGTTTTAGCCACTATGCTTTGGGGAGTAATGGAAATGCCAATTTTGTCAGGCGATAAATCTTTTAATGTGAATTTGAAATCTACTATTAGAGAGCTTCCACCTTTAGTAACTGTTGCGCTAGATTTTGGCTGTCCACCTGGAGTATCACCAAAATCAATATATTTTTTATTCACATGATCTAGAATCCCCAAGGTAATTAGTCCTGCATGTTGTGCTCTGAATTCATCTAACGGTTTAGTTTTTGAGCCAGTCCCCAATCCTCTCATGTTTCTATAAAGTAGAGCCCCAGTTAAGAATTCTTGTACGTCTGGCAAGATTTTCTTATTTACTGCTTCACCCAAATTACGCTTGAGTTTTGTGTAATCATCCGCTTTGCCAGTGAGTCTTACTTTAATTTCGTATTCCATTATTTTTTCCAAATTTTCTTTACGATGCGTTTCAATGTCTTTTCATCCTTCATATCCAACTGTTCTAGGCTGCCGCCGTAAGCATCTGGCCGAGCAAACATATCTTCAAAGTGATTTTGATTCCAGCTGTTCCAGCGGTCGGGCCGATTAATATCAGTAAAAGAAGCTTTAACCAAAGGACCTTCGATAGCTAAATAGCTGATGTAATAACCTTCTTTTGTATTAACACGTTTCGTCAAATAGGCCCACCTGAAGCTGCCACTTTTACTTCTACTGCAATATATTTTAAACATTATTCTGCTGCTGCATTGGACGGAACCGAAGTTAGATTCAATTGCGTCTGATCTACTTTTCTAGCTATGACATTCAAGTGAATGTAGTTCCACAAGACTGTTTCTTCTGTTACATAAGTGTCTTCTACTATATAATACTTCAAATGGAAAGTTCTAAGGACATCACCGCGGATGAAAGGTCGACCTAGTAATGTGATGAGTTGATTCTTGTTGAATTTTATGTTTATCTCCTCTGGCTCTGTAATACCGAACGCCATTAAATCTTGTGTCCACGTAGGAGTTATATAAGCGCCTTTGATGGGACCAAAAGGTCCGTGGAAAACCATGTGCTCGGGTAAAGCTTCGCCGTATAAAGTATTCAAATCTAAGCCCTCATCAGGAATCCCAATTTCTGCTTCGTCGTTAGATAGCCTAGTTGCTGCTAAATCAAATGCCCAAATAAAAAGAGGTGAACCTTGAATTGCCATTCTTTCCTGATCCACAAGATCAAATAACTCTAATTCAAAATTATTCTCTGGGTCATATAGTTCAAATGGAAAATCCGGCATGATTTAACCTCTCTGTTAATAGTATGTTCGCATCTTTGTCTTTCAACTCTGATTCCCAAATGCAAACATACTTGGCGCCTAAACCTTCTACATATTCTCTTTTCTTTTTATCTTTGTCCCAAAGGTGTTTAGCTTTTATTTTACCGTAGCCCGGAAAGGACAACTCAGAGTCAGCCATGTATTTGTTAGGATTGGCGTGCCAAAAATCGCCATTAACTTCTATGTATATATTTTTAATTGGAATGTAAAAATCATATAGATACTTTTTCTCAAGCTTTTCTCTTTTATAGGTTATACCCAAATTATCTAAAATTTCTTTAACTTTTAACTCTGGTCTAGAGTTGCCCCTACCCTTTGCTAATTTATCTATCATAACTTTTCTAAATTCAGCATCACTCCATTGTTTTTTGCGCGTTAAACTCATTTTATCAATAGTGCTAATTTTATGTTTCTTGCCAAGCATTGCACCAGGTTTCCCTTTCATAGCGCTTGCCTTACCATACATGGGATTGCCAGGGCCTCTACAAGATTTTTGATGACATTCCTCAGAACAAAAAGTTGTTCTTCGTTTTCTTTTTATGGGAATAGATTTACCACAGACTTTACATAATAACTCTTTGCGCTCATGCCGTTTGCAGTTATTAGAGCAATAGAGTTTTCTGTTTTTCGGTAACTCTTTGTTGCAGGTCCTACATAGCTTCATATTTTCTCCATTAAAAATACATTCTATTCAATTCTAGTTTGTTGAAAAGCTTGATTATGAGCATCTGCTTGGGCCGATCAATTTCATAGCCCTTTAATGGTCTCAATAGAAATTTTTCAACGATTACCTGTTTTGTTATCGCTACATATTTTCTAGTAAGATATAACATTTCTAAATTGATCCAATCTTCTTTAGCGCCGCGTTCGGCGGGTGAGGTTGCGCCTTACCAGGAACGGCCCTTAATACAAAAGATAGTTCTTCTGGCTTACCTAGTAAATTAGAATACCACTTACCCTCATAATTCATAGTCGACTATTCCACATAAAAACGATATAGTCTTTTCTTCTTTCGCTGGCTTCTTCTTTATTACCCAAAATTTCATCACTTCTATGATCTTCATCCCAAACTAATTTACTAATTATTACACGTTCTATTATGTCATCACCTGTATCTTTCAAAGTCCAAATCAAATTCTTTTTTCTTTCTAATACGAACAACCACTCTGTATAATAAGTTTTATTGTGCTCAATAATTTGACCGGCTCTAATTTCTTCAAAGTTCATATAATTATCTTTGCTATGAATGTTTTCTTAATTAAATGATGACTATACTTACTTCCAGATTTATCCCAAGGAATTTGGGTCCATACTTTATAAAAATCTTCCTGCATTGCAGAAATCCATATTGATCGGCGACCTACAGTCATTAAACTTATTGGACCTATTGCAAAGGCTATTGCATTAGTTGATTCATGTGTATACCACTTACCTTCAACTTTCATATTTCTTGATTTCCCGCTGCTTTAATTTTTTAATCTTAAATATCAGTTTCATTAGTTTTCTGGCTTCAATTTCAGTCATCTTGTCCATATCAGGCTTTTCAGTAGACACATTCACCCAAGTATAAACTAAATTGTAGGTCGCGTAGTTAACTCTTACCCACAAAGAACTTCCATTAGGTTTATACATTACCCAAGTTAGTTCTACATACTTTCCGGGTTGGTCTTTGCTGTAGTAATACATCGTCATATTTTTATTTGATGAGTGTGGTTATCGCCACCCACAGCTAATGCCTTCCACATTTTTATTTCATGAATATGTTTGGGTGATTTTTTTTCACCTTCACTAATTGTGTTGGTAGTTTTACCATCACCTTTATCATCTACTTTGTAACCATGTTTATGGGGAATTTTACCACTCACTGTTGTAAATTCTTCCCACTCGTTCAAAATATCATACATGTTATTACTCATCTTCTTCCCGCTCCCTATATATACTTTTTACATTAAAGATCATTCTTATAAGTTTTTGTAGCTGTGCCTCAGTGGCTGGTTTAGCCGGCTCTTCTTCTGCATCGCCTTGAAGAGTTAAAGCATCTAAATTATCCGATTCTGGGTCATATGCAATTCTTAGTATATCTTTGTTATTGTTTTTGTAAAGGTCCCAAGCTTCAAAGTAATTATTTGTTGGTGGCTCATAAAAAATCTTGCCCACTTAGAATCCTCTTCTGTTTTTCAATTTTGCAATAGCAACTGCTGTATAAGGTAGACTATTGTATCCTTTTTCTAGTCTCTCAATCCAAGCACCTATCTCTTGGCGTCGGATTGTATCTATTAGGCCTGTCATATCCAATTCTCTTCTATTTCTTATTAAAGTAATTAGCTTGGCAAACTTGTCTACTTTCCTATCTTTTAGCTTTTCTATGGCTATAGATGTGGCCGGGTATTTCCTGTATTTGTATCTGTCGAGTTTCCAAAGCCAATCGTCTATTTTGTGTTTAGGGACAGTGTCTATCAGCTTAGTTACTTCTAATATTTTTGCATCATGAATCAAATTAGTTAGTAAGGTAAATTGATCTGTTCTAGTTACTATATTCTCATCGCTTATGTAACCATCTTTGATCAATTGCTCAGCTGCTGCATCACCATCTTTAGAGTTTGTTCGAACAACTCCCTGAGATTTCAAGTGTTGTAAAATTTTTTTTACATCAGCTCCAGGTGCGGGTATTCTTCTTAATGATCTCTTATTATCCACTTCTCCAACCTTCCCCGAATATTGTTTTTAGTACTCTTGCCTTATCATTTGTTTCCGGATTATATTTGCGTAAATCTTTTTGTGATATATGTACAGTCATTTTAGACGAGTAATAATCTTGGCCTTTTGTTAATACTACCATTCTCCAGGGTCGTGGCCAATCTGATATATGACCCTTCGCTTCATAGCCGCTTACTATATAATAGACAATATCTTCTTCTACATCAGTCCTCTTATACCACTTACCACTGTATTGTGAATACGGTTTTTTAAATATCATTTCTAAAAGCCTTTTTGATAAGAAAAGCCTTTGCCTCTCCTACTGACTTAAATAGATTCATATAATTTTCCCAGCCCATTTTTGATCCTTTCTTTGGTCGATCTGAGTTTTCCTTCATACGTTTAGTTTCCAATATGTTTCTAATGAAAATTCCTTGAAAGTTATATGAGTTATATTTTGGGTCTACTTCTAATTCGTCTATGCAAAATTGATTGAGCGTATCATTTTCAAACCAGACACCGTATTTTGTCATTTGAGGAATACTCTTATGACGTGGTGTTTAGCGTCTTCTAAACTATCAAACAAGTTTGGATCCTTGTTGCGGATAGCAACTTTATCACCAACTTCGTTAGTTGGCGAATCTGTATTTCTTGTAGCATAATATACTACGTGTTCTACTATTTCTACATTAGAACTAAATTCGCTAAAGTAACGCGAGCTAATTTTATCTATACAAAAACTATCTGTTGGAACCTCTTTATCCCACACGCCCTGCCACTCATCCCCGCCCCAAAAATTTACATAGTATTTCAATTTTTGTAAACCTACCATTTACTAAACTTCATCTCTTTGTTCAAAACTGTTGTATATGAAATCTCTTCTTCTTTCTCTCAGCTCTTCTATGTTTACTATTAATTCGTAGTTCTCTTTTGACCATCTATCTTTATCTAGGTCGAAAAACTCAAAAGTACCATCCGCTTCAGAAACACAGTTGACGATAGTTATGCCCAGCTTATTTTTTTCTTTACTCAATATCAATAAATGCTCAGTATTATAAACCATATTGTATTCGAAAATTTGTCCGGGTCTTACATCTTTGAAGTTCATTTTATATCCCCAAACAAACCCTTAATTAGATGATGTTTATTTACAACTTTTACATCTTCACCAATTGACTCTAATGCAGTATCGTCTTTGAAAAGTGGAATCGTTTCTGAAGATGGTCCTCCGGGTATACTTATCGATATATACACACCATTTATACTAAGTTCGTCCACGTCTTTAACAATATACCAATTATAGAAATCGGGCTTCTGTTTCCAAAATATAACATTACCCGGCCTATATCTTTTTTTAGCCTCAGGGAACTTAGAAAATGATGAGACTTTTATAAATTCATTCAGCTTCATTGAAAATTGCTCTCACTACTTCTTTTTTATTGTCATAGCTAATCGGTTTTAAATAATACAGGCCATCATGAAACCAAAACTCTCTTATTTCTATTTCAGAATTATAGCCTACACCTAAATAGCCTTTTCTATCTAAGTTACTGGGATCTTTCTTAGATAGATATTTGACTAGATAGATTTTACCATGGGCTGCTTCTATATCTACAAGAGTTCGACCCACATATTGTTCGAATGGTTTTTTGAACTTTAGTGGTTCTGTCATGGAATTATTTCTCTTATAACAAGGTGTCGCGCCTCATCTAATGTTTTGAACAAGCGATTAGGTGATACTTCTTCTGTGCTGATTACTCCATAACCTGGACTTGAGAAAGGAAACTCTTTAGTGTTTGTCTTAATTAACTCTAGTAGTTTTATATAGGCCGTTCCCTTTTTAGTGTATAGATGTTCAACCTTATCTATCCTGAAACTATCTTTCCAATTCTTACTAGTCCAAACCCATGCATGGTACTTTATAGCCATTTACTATTATCCTTATTGAAAGCAGATTTTAATATAAGGTGATAATAAGACTCTGTAATGGGCATCACTTTTGTAGTTGCCCATTCTTTAGCTAAGCTAAAAACTCTTGGGGCGGCCACATTTGGGAATGTGGCTAAAGCTCTATCGTTGATTCCGAAAAATCTAATAAAATCTTTACCGCCTTCTTTTTTAATAGTACCTTGAGTTGCTAAAATTCGCGTCGGATAATACCAATTTTTATCTGGGTTGATTATCAGCTTACCCAAATATTGTTTATATGGATGCTCGAATTTCATATCTTAATTAACTCTTCTTTAAACAAACGCTTAACAAATTCCTTACTCGCTGCAGACGCCTCAGCAATAGTTAGTAGCCTATTATATTTAGTAAGTTTTGCCCCATACAATTGAGGGTTAGAGGTTATGTTTATTTTACGAGCATCTATGACTACATGACGCCCATTTCCTATTAAAATCCAATAAAAACCATTGCCTGATGGAAGTCCTGTTTGGATGGAGAGCGCACTATCAGTTGCATACCACTTACCAACTTGATATTTTTCTACGTTCACTTTTGACCTTGCGTATTAATCCACAACTTATAACGAAAATACATTTAGCTTAGTTTGGATTCTCTTCGACTATAGTGTAGTTTAGAGGCTGCCTTTGCCTTCTTGAGGATAGTTTCAAAATCACCTTTTTCTTTTTTACCCTCAAATTCAACTTCCCAGGTGTCATCTTTTAGCTCTGTGACTTTTATACCTTGCGAAGAAGTGTATTGCCATTGTCCATTGCTTTCACTTTCAGTCCCTGGCTTATCTGTTTCCAGTTGTGATTTCATTGCTCGCCGTCTGGCCATGTGAACTTGTGGGGCCAAAGCCTCATTTAGTTCTTCGCCTAACATTCTGAATAAATTACCTAGTTCCATTGTGTCCTCCGCTTAATAGTGCGTCTTCGGTCTAAATGCTGTCTTTATCATTTTATGTTGAATTTTAGTGGTTAATTTCCAACGACCAAAAAAATCTCTGTTATCTATACCATAAAATTGATCATCAGGTATATTTACGAAATATCTCAATCGTTCCTTTTCATCGTTATATTCAAAGTAGTCAAAATACTCTGTGCCCTTTGCTTTAACTATTTTTGTAGGCATGATATACATATTGAGCGTTTTATACCAACGCCATTTTTTGAGTGTCATTCTTTTACCTAAAAATATCTCTAATTTTCATTTTCTAAGCAAATATTCTTTGTTAAACAATTTCTTAATTGCCGATCTAAAATCTATATAGTCTAATTTAGACGGCCGCTTAACTAAGTTAAAATTCATATTTAATTCACGAGTGAGATTTGGAACTACAGCGCCCCACGCCCATGTATCGCCTCGACGCCATTTGCCATCTTTATACCATATTGCAAGTATATCAGATGAGTTAGGATCTTTTGAAAATACGTTGTTAATAGCATAGTCTTTTATTGTTCCAAGCGCTATCCCTGGTAATTCGCCGTGTTCTCTCTCATACCATTTGAAAAATCTAATTTTCACACTTTACTCCAAACCAATTTTATAATATCATAGCGGTGGATGGGTCTTAGTCCCTCAGTTTCAAAAATTGTATTTGGGCTTACTAGTTTCTTTGAAAAATAACCGGGTGCAATATCATATCTTTCTGCGACGGATTTGGCTCCTGCTGTTTTGTAGAGTATATAATATCCGTCAGAGTCATTAACTAACCACGCCATTAAGAATTATCTTGTCGATTTGCATTGTGTCTTCTTTGATAGACCAGAACTCGTAGGCTGGAAAAGACTTTAGAATGTCGTCTCTTTTTCTTATATCTCTTTTTCTAAGAGATCCATCTTTGTTGTAGTGCTGCTTCTCGTTCCATTCGATAATTAGCTTTTTGTCATGATTGATATAATCAAGCCAATAGCCTTTTACAAACTCTTCGCCACCATTAGTTGCGTATTTACCGATCGTGTTGTTGTCTTTATCATACTGCTCAAACCATTTGCAAGCGTCTAAGTTGTAGAAGGGATTTAACTGGACGCCGATGGCCAAAGCCTTCTTAATTCGTAGTAAGTGGAATATGCGCTTGAATTCAGCTTGACAATTCATAGAGCAAGTTCTACTATACCAGTGTTTACATTCACCGCCACAGATTAAACAGTTAGGTCTTGGTTTTCGTTCGGCGATACCTCGACATTCTACACTACAATAAATTTGTTTGTTGTCGTGAGTTGTTGATTCGCCGTGTTTACGTACTACAGACTTACCACAAATTGGGCAGGAGCGTTTATTTTTTTTCCAGCCCAACTCGCTACATCGCTTAGAGCAGTATTTAGCTTTCTTTCGTCTATTAGAAAAGTCTTTCTTACAATAAATACAAGTATGATGGCGCTCAACTAAAACTTTTTTATATCTACCTGGTTTTCTGCTTCCAATGTTTTTGCGATCCTTATTCGTACATTGTACAGAGCAATATTTTTTGGGGCCCCGCCGAGTTTTTTTGTTAGGAAATTCTTTCCCACATATTTTACAAAACATAAGTTTCTCCTTGATTTTGTTATCTTAGAGAAATATGCTAAATATTGAGAGATTTTTAGATTTTGTTTAGAGAAATTTTCAACTCAACCAAATAACATACCCAGCGGGAGCTGTTTTGAAAAGTTCTCATCCCAGAGTCTTTGTTTTTCTACTTCACCTTCAGCTTTAAGTGCTGCTCCATTTAGACTAATCTCGCCACTACCAGCTTGAAGCGTAGAAAACTTTTCTCGAATTTCACCTTCTACAGATTTTGCACAAGCTAAAGCGAAGAGTCTAATCCACCTTGTGTTTTCAATAGTAGTCTCGTCGGGTAAAGCCATATATCTAATTCCAATTTGGAAGTCAATAGACGGTGTGGGGTCTAATTTCAAGACGTTGCCATTAATTATATCCCAGTGCGGTTGGTTTCCTAATACACGTTCATATTCCTTATAGTTGGACAGCGTCATCCAATAGTCTACGATGAAGTTTGCGGCGCCGCCTGCGTTCTGTAAATAATACAACAGATAGACGTCTTGCATTACTCCTGTTAAACTGAACAGGGGGTCTGTCGGTTTAAAGATTACGTTATGTATATATTTTGGAACGATAGTTGGAGGAAGTGTATATTCGCCGACATATGCCGTTCCTGAAATATAACTCTCACGGATTATATCATCCCTATATTCAAAGTAATAGCTCATAGCTTCCCAGATGCAATCATCCAGCTGCTCTTCTGTAATATAAACTTTAACTCTGGGATAACCCATTCTTCCCATGATGAAATTTTTGATAGCGTTGTAAGCCATAAATCGCCTCCGCATAATTATCTTTACATAATAGTATGAAAAGAACACCAGAAGAAAAAGTCTTAGCGCGTCATCTTTACCGACAAACGTTAGAATATAGAATCAAATGGGGAGCTCGTAAAAATCAACCTCATAGGAAAGCTAAGAGAAGAGCACACAATAAATCAGCTGAACACAGAACAGCCCGAAATATTTATTTTGAAACTTATCGGAATGAGCCTAGATTCAGAAAATACCAGCGTGAATACAAGAAAGCTCGCCGTTCTGAACCTCAATACCAACTTGAAAAGAACTTGAGTAGCGCAATTCGTAAGTCGTTAAGAGGAAATAAAAAGGGTCGTAAGTGGGAGACGTTAGTTAATTGGACGGTAGAAGAATTAAAGCGGCATCTGGAAAATTTGTGGACACCAGGAATGTCTTGGGATAATTATGGTAAATGGCACATCGATCACAAAATACCAGAATCTTGGTGGGAGTATTCTGACGCTAATGATCCTGAGTTTAAGCAGTGTTGGTCTTTAGCTAACCTTCAGCCCTTATGGCGTAAAGACAATTTAGCTAAAGGGAATAGACTCTTTCCCAATGTTCACATCCATAATTCGTGATAGGCCACCATACATTATTATAGTCTCTTTTGCAAAAAGAATGATGTGGCCATCGCTTAACACAAGTCTCACAAGAAGCTTTTAGTAAGATGATGACTTCGCATTTGTCCATATACTAAAATATGCAAGATAACTTTATGGCTGACCAATACGATTTTGAAGATCTAAAAATTGGAACTATTTTGGGCACATATAATGACTTGCTTATAGTAGTAAAAAAGTCGCCTAAGAAGGTTTGGTTTTTGTCATTTGAAGAACGCCACAGACCAAGGATTTTTTGGCGTCGTAATTATGGTGATACCGACAGTCTCGATTTTTATTATGCTAGCGACTTTCCTACTCATTTCAGTTTGTGGCGGGCAAAGCAAATCATAATCAGGCGGGCGTTTAATAAGAAGGAAACTATTTAGACTTATGCCAATCACTTGGCGCCAAATAATTTTCACAACCCAAATTAGTAATTGGGCGCCATTTACCACTATATGGCGGATTGCAAACATCAGTTTTTGAAGTGCCTCGATGGCCGCATTTATCGCATCCTATTATTAGATTTATGATTTGCTCTTTAGTGGCGGTCATATTGAAAAATATGCAAGATAATCTTACAATGAATTTATCACAACTTTTTGAGGGTGTTACTAAAAGTAAGAAACCTTCACCATCGGCACAAATAAAAGAAATAGCACAGAATGTCTCATATAACATGGACAAGTTTATGCCTGATGATGAAGAGATGCAAGACGAATGGGAATCAGCTAGTTTAAATGATAGAGTAGACATGTTAGACAGTTTTGTCGATGAGTTCTTTGAGCAATACTACAGCTCTGAGAAAGAGATGGAATTTATCTCACAACACCGACAAGAAATTTTAAAATTAGCTGCAAAATGAAATTAGCTGAGGCCGTATTATTTCCTGAAAAATCTATAGTAGACTCTTTTAATAAAATCTTAATCAACAACAAAAGTGGAGTTCTATTTCACTTGCGGCGTGGCACCACTAGGCAAAACAAAGCTGAGGCTATTGCTAACTTCCTCAATGGCAAAGTATCGAAGTTTGATATCAAATTTGTAGCTGATGCCAAAGATAAGAAACCAATTAGTAAAGGTGGCGGAGTCGGGGCTGATAACATAATCAACATTTACATAGATGCCAACAATATAGATTGGCTGGAAAGAGGCAGATATGATTTATTTGTGCACGAGCAGAACGAAACTATAAAGCATGAATTAATACATGTAGCTCAGAATAAAAGAATTTTCAAAGCTGGCAAAAGTCCAGAAATAACTATGAAGTATAAGAATGATTTACAAAAATACTTCAGTGATAAATTAGAGTTGATGGCTTATGCAGCTGGCCTTGTAGACTATTTAAAGTCTAAAGGCGCGCCAGACAAAGATATAGCCAACTTCCAACAATCAAAATACCTACAAAATTCTATATTTTTAGTTTCGTTTAATGCCGCTCTTGAAAAAGATCTAGCTTTGAAAAAGAGATTTTTGAAGTATATTTATGGATATATGAAGCATGAAGTTTAAGCCATTTGATATCATATATTGGAAGGGTGGGAAAGTTGCGCATCATCCTGAATCTATTTGGCTCTATTTGGGTTATGACGAAAAAGATTGGGGCTCTGGAATTGTGATCATAATAGATTTACTAGATACCAAGACGCTTAATAGCAACCAGCCGCTTCGTAGACTATCGGACCAATACTTACCTTTTAGATACGGTCGAGTTATAAAAATGTCAGACGATCCACGGATTTGGAATAACCTCAAGAATAGAGCTAAGAAACTGATAAAGATAATATTTGAATACACTGTATGGAGTTTCAAAAGATGACAACACTATTAGAAGCAATCAAATATTTCGGAGAACCTAATAAATACGGCGTTCAGCCATTCCAAAAAGAGGGCGAATTTGGTCTTCGTAATAGGGAAGGAAAGCAAACTGTATTAGACAATACGTTTGCAGAGTGGAAATCTAAATATCCAAGTCGTTATTTTTTATGTCGAAGAAATCATAGATGGGGTCTTTTTTCGCCTCAGGGAAAAAAATTAACCCTAATCAAATACGACGAAATTCATGAAGACGCAGGCCCTAAATATTTAATTGCTGAAGACCAAAACGACAATATTGGCGTCCTAGATTCGGTTACTGGTAAAACGATTCTACCGTTTGTGTATAGACAATTTGGAAAGACTACTAAACCAGTAGGCGGTTGGTGGTTCAAAAACAAGAAGGACGTTAAAGAAGTATTCGACAAAAATTTCAAATCACACGCCGATGAAGTTTGGGTTAGAAAAGTAAATTGGTTTGATCCATTTATCTATGTAGAAAATCACAAAGGTCAAAACGGCGTATACAATAAATCTACAAATGCTATGACTATTCCTTTCGGTCTTTATAGTGATATAAGCTATATAAGAGACAAGAATCCTAAAAACTTTTTTGATACTTGGTTTGAATTAATTGATGCTAATGGCTATACGGGTATAATGAGTTTAACGGGTAAAATAGTTCTTCCATTTAAATATGACGATGTAGAGCGATTAGAAAAATATAATCTTTTCACGATGACCGATGGTGACAAACAGGGTGTTTATAACGTTAAAACTCAAAAATGGATAATACCCCTAAGCAAGAAAAACTATATAAATATCGACAACTTAGGTGCTGCTGGTTATTTCTTTAATCTTCAAGAGGCCTACGGTAAAGAAAGATCGGGCTTAATGAAGTATGATCCTCAAGTTGATGAAGTAAAATGGATAATACCACAAATTATGGATGGCGGTATTGATTATCACAACGGTTATTTCTCGTGCTCTTTTTATACGCCAGAAGGGCAAGGCGGCTATGACGACGAGATAGAAATTAAATACTCACCTACTAAAGGTTTTGATCCAAAGCAAAATCATAGCATAATAAAGAATCTACCTTGGCAGCCCGAACCTGAAGAAGAATAATTTTTAACTTTTCTAATTTACCTCCAAGAAAGCATAATTTTTCACAAGATAAAATTGTTGGCCACGCATGGCCAAGAAAAAAGTTATGCCAGATAAATTTTGTAAAGGCTGTAATAATAAAATAACTCCACGCAAAACTTATTGTAGTAAGAAATGTTATCTTCAATCTGTTAGAAGAACTCTAAAATTGTGCGTGGGTTGTGGTAAGCTATTTACTGGTAATAAATACTGCTCTCATAAATGCTTTACCTTACATCATATTGTGACTGAAGAAAATAAGAAAAAGAAAAGCGAAGAGCAAAAGAAGCGCTGGACAGATCCTAGAGAAAGTATATGAGACAAGATTTTTCTGGAAGACTCAAGGCTCAAGGAATTTGTCCATCTTTCAATCTAAACTCTTGTGAGTGGTTTGAAAAATTTGATAAAGAAAATAAAACCGTTGGTAAATATGGAACTAATGGAGGTGAGCATTACATTGAAGAGTTAGGTTATTGGGTCGATTACATTAATTTTGAGAAAAAGTTAATAATAGAATGGGACGAAACAACTCACTATTATCACGATCAACTCAAAGAAAAAGATAAAATCAGACAGATTGAAATTGAAAAAATATATCCTGATTTTAAATTTGTTAGGATAAGGACGGATAGATATGGCAAGATCATTAATATCTAAAAGAATTAAACCCGGGATATCAGTTAATAAAAAAATTTGGGAAGAGTTTAGAGAGAAGGCACCGAATGCTTCAGACACTCTTGAAAAAATCATGGCGAATTATCAAAAACCTACATCGAGTGAAACAAGTATAGTTCAAATCGATAAAGACGTTTGGCAAAGTTTCAAAAACAAATACCAAGACATCGCGATTCAGGAACTTGAGAGACTTCTGCAGCTAGCAGTTTCTTCTCCTTCGGCTAGCGCCACTGTAATGTCAGTCAATACTGCTTTCGTGAATTCAGTTTCTATACCATCTGCTAACAATTGGGCTGTCAATTATTCTTCCTCTAGTAATTCTATTAATTTGACACAAATAACCAACACTACCGCCATCACTAGCACTACAAGCTACAATGCTTCTGGCGCAACGACATCTACGTCAGATATTCTAATAGATCTTAACGGAGAAATAAAATGAGTACAAGATTTTTAACTGCAGATAATAATTGCACAATTGGTGTTTCAGATTGTGGGACGGGGACTAATTGTCCAACGTATCAATATTGGGATAATATTAACTACTATCAACCTACTTATACAATACCAATGCCCGCTTACATCCCAATGCCAGTAATTATTCCGGCAATATGGATAACACCAGTTGTAGTCGTCAAGGAGGAAAGAATGGAAGAAAGAATGTTTATCTATGAAGTTATCGCCGTCGATAAAAAAGAGTGTAAGATCTTAACCAGTCAAACTGTAATCGCCAAAGATCGACAGTCGGCTATGTTAGAGCTTGACCTTACACCCGAGATGAAAGTGAAAAACAAAAAAGGTGAAATCGAATTTATATTTATCGAAAAGGGAGCTTTCAACAAGATTGAAAAGAAAGAAAAATAATGGACAAAGAAACAGTCAAAAATATGTTGAAAGGACGAAGTTGCGATAATTGTAAGTTCAAACTCTGTGATCCAACTACAGCCACGAATGTGATCATTAGCGCTGGCTCTAATTACAGTGCCACAGCAAAGATTGAATATGTAGAAACATGCGACGTCTTAGGGACGCTTCCAAAAAAGAGGTGTTGCAAGTTCTGGAAACAGATGATGGCTTATTACACAACATATGGTAACACTACAACTACTGCTACTACGACAGCACTTCCAATAACCACTACAACAGGATCTTATGCCATTACAAGCAGTGTCTATAATCAGCTAACGGGCGGCGGCAATTATACTTCTTCAGCTTATAGCGGCACGCCCCCGAATTCTACTTCTTAACACACAAAGAAGCCCCTCGGTTAAGAGGGGCTGTTTCTTTACTTGCTTTCCAGGTTTTTGATGTCAGCCTCGAGGAACGATTTGAGACCTTGTTCAATTTCGGCCTGACTGTTAGCTGAAGCTACTCTAGCTCCCAGCTCTTTGAATCTTTCAAACTGACGTGACCGAACATCAAAGCCGATAAAGCTCGACATCTGTGTTGACGTCATGACTTGAAAGTCTTCGGTAGTCATATTGTTGCGATTGCTGTAAATCGCCTTCATGACATCTTCTGGGTCGGGGTTGACATTGTTTTCGCCGTCTGTCACTACCATCAAGCTATTGAAGACAGTTCCAGATTCGGCAAGAATCTCAGACTCGATTTCCATGGCTCTTCCGATCGCCGTTCCGCCATTGGGGGAGAAATTCCGAGGATTGATTGCTGCATTCAACTTTGCAATCCCATCGGCGTCTAAGGTAGTCAGCGGAAGCACTAGATCGACCTGGTTGTTGAATCTCAGGATACAAACTCGAATCTTCATATCCTTCAATTTACTAGCCATATCTTCGAGATAGCCTGCAACAGTGCGGAGAGCTTTGGTTGCCTGAATATACTTGGGCTCTCCTCCTGCCTGGGGTGCGTCTCCCATAGATCCGCTCACATCCATCGCAATGGCCACGGAGATGCCGGATTCGTCGACTGCATTCATGCCCGATCTGAAGTCGTTGTGAAACTGCAGGATATAGCCGGGCGTTCCTGCAAATGGAGACTTGTGCTGCTCTGATGTTGCTGCATTAGAAGGGGCGGAGGGTGAAGACCCTCCGCATCCCATCAGAAGAGCAACCAGCAAAAGAACTGGTATTGCTTTCTTCATGTTCTTTGCCTTTCCCTTACTCGAGAGAAAGGAACCGGACTTCAACCCGGCGGTTCTTGTCAGGCTCAGTGTCGGATAGTGGATTATCCCAACCTTTGCCTGAGGTGTAGATTCGGTCGGGGTCGACCTTAAAGTTCTTGACAAGGATTGACTTGACGAAGTCTGCCCTCTTCTTGGAAAGATTCTTTGCACTGGCAGCGGCCTCGATAAAGTCCGAAGGCTGGTGGTGCTTAACTGGGTCTTTGAATTCAGCTACCTTGGAAGTATCCAGGTATCCATCCAGTTTCACGACTGTAGTAGCCAGGAACTTGGTCTGTTCTGCGACCTGGGCTAGAAGCTTCATGTTATTCTGGATTGCCGGATTCAGGCTAGTGGGATCAAAGGTGACCTGCTGGGCATCAAAGTAGAGCTGCATGGTGTTATTGAGTACTACTCTTCCGCTCTCAAGATCAGAGATATCCAGGCCAGCCTTCTTATTAAAGGAGTTAGCCATCATATTCTTCTGATTGGCGAAGATGCCTTTCTTGTCCAAAGCAGCCATGATTTTCGGAGCAAGAATTCGCTCGGGATCATAGCTGGCATCAGCTCCAAGTGCGCCGAGCTGCTTGTAATATTCCTGGGCAAGATTGAAGACCTTGTAGGCGCCAATAGAGTTGTTTGGATCGAAGAACATCTTGTTCTCCGGGAAGTTCGCAATATGCACATCAGTGAGCATATCCTTTGCTTCAGCAGCCGTTTTCAGTTTGTAGAAGGTTGCCATGATGTTCAGTGTCTGCGTATCCTGAATCATCTGGGTCCCTTCCATGATTGCCTCGACAAAAGCCTGCATCATTTCGGGCTTGTCCGCCAAAAGGTCGCTTCTAACCATGAGGAGGTCAGCGATAACTTGATTGGCATCCTTCGAAGAAATGACCAGATGAGCGTCGTCAATGTAGTTGGGCGACTTCGGATCTGCAGCGTCATTGATGTAAGGAGTCCAGCTGACCCAAGCTGCGACGTCCTTGTTCTGCTTGAATGTTTTCAGAGCCTTATCACCATCGTCAATCCAAGCAACCCGGACATCGTTTCCGGTCAAACCATTCTGAGCCAGATACCAAAGCAGCATAAAACTGAATGGCGTGTTGCTAGAAGTAATGACGATTCTGCCTTTTAGGTCGGCCGCCGACTTGATAGAGTTCCTGAACAGAATTCCGTCTCCGCCGTCACTCCAGTCGAGTAGAATGAGTGCCTTGGGTGCAACTCGCTTATCAACTTTGTAAGCGTCAAGGAACAGAGGCATTGCATCCATCTGGGTCCAGATGATGGGCCACTGGCCACTTGCATAGCCCTGGAGCTGTTTTTCCGAACTCTCTTCGCTAACGATCTTCACAGCGAAGTGCCCCTTCTTATAGAAGAGACTTTCCTTATTCGGATTTGTGCCGCCGTTTGCTGCGAAGATAGCAGCGTATCCACCCCAGGTGTCAAGCGGGATTGTGATGAGAGGAACGGGTCCCTCTCCCAAATCTACCGTAGACAGCTTGTATCCGCCAACCGGCGGCAAAGTCACAGGGGCTGCCTTGGCAAAGGTGAGTCCGCTCGCTGAACTGGGTGCGGCAGTCGTAGAAGCGCCGGTAGACGGTGCCTTTAGGACTACGAACCTGAGTACCAGTCCGATCACGATGACTCCGATGACAATCAGAGCACCAATCAAACCACGCTTCATTTAGAGTCCTCCTATAAAAAAAGAAATGATCTGGCCCCCAACTAGGGAGGGCCAGGTATAGTACCGAAATTATGCGCTGCGTTTCTGGGTGAGCTTAGCCTTGAGATCGCTCTCGAGCTGGGTCAGGGTCTGTTCGGCCGCTGCTCTCTTCTGCTTTCCCTCTTCCTGGATCTGGATGCAATCTTCGATCGTAGCGATGAGGTTCTCGTTGGTCTTCTGGAGGGTTTCGATGTCTACGATGCCCCTCTCGTTCTCTTTGGCAACCTCGACAGTTCCCTGGTGCAGGAGCTCGGAGTTCTTCTGGAGCAGGTCGTTGGTGGCATCGGTGACTGCCTTCTCGACTCCCAAAGCTTTCTTCTGCCTGAAGAGAGAGATGGCGATGACGATCTGGTTCTTCCACAGCGGGATGGTCGTCATGATTGAGCTCTGGATCTTCTGAACTAGAACCTGGTCGCCGCCCTGGATCAACTTGACCTGGGGTGCCGTCTGGATGGAAATCATCCGGCTCAGCTTGAGGTCATACAGCTTCTTCTCTACCTGAGCGATGAAGTTATTGAAGTCGCTGAGCTCCTGGGCATCTTCCGGTGTGCCGGAAGTCTTGGCCTTCTCTTCCATCTGTGGAAGGATCTTGGTCTTGAGCTCGTCGAGACGGACCTGGCCGCCGGCGATGTAGAGATCCAGATTGTGCATGTACTCGCTGTTCTGTTTGTAGAGCTGGTCGAGCATGTTGATGTCGGTGATCATCTGCATCTTGCTCTTGTTGAGCTGGTCGACGATATGGTCAATCTGGGTTTCGAGCTTCTCATACTTCGCCATGAAATGCTCGACCTTGTTCTTGATGTTGGCAAAGAGGCCCTTGTGGTCCTTGGTGAATCCGGAAACGTCCACGTCCTTCACCTTGAACATCAGGTTTGTAAGAGACTCTCCGACTTCGCCGGTATCCTTTGTCCTGATCTGGGAGAGCATCGTGTCGGCAAGAGTAGCGATCTTACCCTGAGCTCCAGTGCCGTACTGGATCAGGTTTCCGGTATTACCCGGATCGATCGCCTTGGCAAAATCCAAGGCCTTTGAAAGGTCTGGCTTCGACAAAGACTTGACGTCTACTGCCGTCAGCGCTGTGTTCTGATCACTCATAGTATCTCCTTTGTTTTGAGTCTTTACTGGTCTTTCGTGAGACCGTCCATGTTAATTGTCTGGTCAAGAGTTGCAAGTTCATTGTCGAGATCCATGACATCGTTTGACAAGAGTCTTGCGTGCTGCTCGTCAAAGGCGTCCCCGATTTTCCCAAGCATTGTTTCAACTTTGGTAAGAGAGGTCTGAATACCACCGCTGGTGGTGCCCTGAGAAGAAAGCTCGACGTACTTCGTGAGGATTTTGATTGTAGTAGGAACATAGTAATCAAGAAGCTGCTTTGCGTTGCGAAGCTTGTTCGGATCCTTTTTGAGATCGATCAAGATACTCTGCAAGATACTTTCAATGTTCTTGATTTTGTTGAGAATTGAGGGTCTCTTGATTTGTCGTTCAAGGACCCGAATTGCAGAGAGGTTTTTATCGCCTTCTTCAAGAGCAACCTTGAGACCAGCTTCGCGTTCGAGGATTTCTGGCTTCTTCCTTTCGAAAAGAAAAAACCATCCAGCTCCGAAAGCTACAACGGCAAAAAGAATAGAAAGGAAGAGTCCCACATCCAACCCAATAATAGGGAAGAAGATGAAGAACACTACGAAAATTACCCCTCCAAAAATACCGGCCGAGAGGCCATCTGTCGTTGTCGTCTTGTTCATATTGTCTCCAGTCTCAAAAAAGTCTTATTATCTTTCAGGTAATATATGCGCTAAAAATAGAGCTCCTCTTCAGATTGTACAGAGGAGCTCTAAAGTTCTGTACCACACCCCCATTTTGAGGGGAGTAGGGCAACCAGAACCAGTCGGCTTATGCCTTGAACTCGGAAGGGCTCCTCTTCTCAGCGGAGCACTTTTCGCAGCGAGCCTTCATCTGGAGGCGGCCGTGGGCGAAAACCCGGACCATCTTGATTTCACCGCCGCAACCATTGTGGAAAAACTTCTGCGTCTTGTCTTTCTGGGTGCGAGCGTTTTTGCTGATGTTCTCTGCCATTCCTTTTCTCCTCTTGTGAGTAAGTATATAAGGCTGTCGAAACTATTATTCGTTCTTGCTGATTACATGAGTGTTCCCATATTCGGTGTTGTACCATAATCTAAAGTTGCCATCATGAAGTGGATCACTCAAAGCTTTTTCCCATGTAGCGTTAGGTCCTGCTGGTGTAATTTTTTCGCCGCTTCTCTTTACTGCTTTGATTAAAAGAGATTTCATAAGTGAATCCGTTTCTGGATTTTCTATCATTTGTTTAGCTGTACGAGTTTCTTTGATTGCTTCATGTAACTTCATAATATCATCCTTGCCTCAAATATAGACTTAATGCAAGATTGCAAATCTTCTTTTTTAGCAATTCGTATTGGACTATAAGGTGGCTCTTCAACTGTTCTCGTGTCTAAATATTCCTTATATAGACCAACTGTCACCTTAAAATATTTACCCTTAGGTAATGGAATATACCAATCTACGTATCTTTTACCTTTGAGTTCTTTGCTAAAAAATATCATCATTATAGAATTATCTTTTCAGACAAACCTGTTTTAAGGGCGATGAGCGTCTTTTCTTTTTCAGTCTTAACTTCCGTCAGACTTTGAAACCAGTGATCTTCAAAATTACCTTGACTGACCCGCATGACATAAACTCTTTTGGGTGTCGTCCACAAGTCAGCTCTTTCAATAGAATAAATAACTTCTTCGCTTAAGTCTTTTCGACCTACAAATCTGACTATGCAATAAGAACTATTAGGGCCTCGGATCCACAAACGATATAATTGGTTGAATTTGACTTTTTTGATGCTCATGGCATTAATCCTCTTAGCCCTACCATTGTTTTTTCTTTCTTGCTAAGAACTCGCTCAAAAGTGGACAGTAAGTGTTTGTAATCGTTAAAAGATATGATCTTTCTTTCGATATAACGGCTGCTTACTGCATGGGTGTTCCCATACGCGGTGTTAGTCATTAAAATCTCTAAGGTCAGAGTTTCTTGTTTTATGTTTCTTTCTCTCACGACAAAATAGCTCCAGCCTGATGTAGACCATCTGCTGTTCCTGTCTGGGATAGGTTTGTAGAGAGTGTCGAGTTTCAGTTGTCTAACGTCCTTGAGAAATTTTTCATGTTGCTTATGTTGTCTCAAAGCCCAGTCGGCCTGGGACTTCACGCTCTTCTCATGTTGCTTTTGTCTCTTCAAGTCTGCTCTATATTGTTCTCCTGGCGTCATCTATTAATCCTTTGAGAGCAACTTTAGTTCTTTCCTTCTTATCTATTACGACTACTGTAGCGGGCCAGTAATCACCGCTAAATATAGGGCCACTCCAAATGACGGGAAAGCATCCTCTTCCTTCATCAAGAACAGTAGCAACTATATCACCATCTCCTTCAATTCTACTTACAACAAAATAGAAGTGGCTGGGTGCCACTTCTACTTTATAGAGCTGGTTGAGTTCTAGTTGGTCGCCGGGGTGGATTTGACTGCCTTCTTGACCGAAGCCTTCTTGGCGGTCGGCTTCGTGGGCTTCTCATCCTCGTCGGCTTCGGAACCTTCCGCCTCGACCCAGGGGTTGTCCTGGATAGTCTTGAGGACGTCTTCCTTTTTCAGGAGAGACTTCTTCACCGTGCCGGCGTTGGCCTGGAGGGCCTCGATGGTCTGGTGCTTGGCGAAGAGCTTGACGATGAGCATTCTCTTCTGCTCTTTCGACATGGTCTTGTACTCTTCGGTTTCTAAGGACTTCTTCAGGGTCCGTCTCATCTTCCGAACGATGGACTGGATCCTCTTTGCCATTCCCATGGCCAGGTCGATGTTGGTCTGGCTGAAGCCGAAGTGGTGGATGCATTCGGAGCCGACCTTCATGTCGATGGAAGTCTGCAGATTCTTGATGTGGAAAGCCTTGAGGCAGGGCTCATGGCCGCAGAGTTCGCATTTGAAAGTGGCTGGAATGTAGGTCATGCCGAGAAGACCGAACTTGTCCTTGGGACCGCGGGAGATATTGGCCAGGTTGATTTCAATCCTGTCCTGAAATGACTGGGAGACGTAATCTCCGATTCTTGCCTTTCCCATCTGATTCCTCCTGATGCTTTATAATACCACCCTGTCGAAACTTCTCCCTGGGAGTTATCCACCACTCCTGCTATAGGGAAAGGCGCATTGTGGATGCAAGCGTCTTGATTTCATCTCTTCCTGAAATGATCCCAAGTAGTAAATGCCGACGCAGGTTGCTATGACAATGATGACGCATCCGAGGAAGATGTTTAGCGAGTAGGCGACAAGCAAGTCGAAATCGTGATCCTGAATCATCATCAAAGTCGGCCAGCCGAAAAAGAAGATTGCGAATATAGCTATGATGAGCCATAAGATGCCCAGGATGAGTGATCTCATTTCTCCTCCTTATTCTGTAGCGAATCCGTAATCTAAAATCTGTTCGTCATTTTTATCGGTCCAAACGTAAAGACGAAGCTGATCATCAAAATCAGTGTGGTCAAAGATTCGTTCGATTCGATCGGGATTTGACCAATCTTTCTGCTTCAGCATTCGTCTCCACTTCTTTTTGTTTTGCATAGCCTTTTTGTAAAACGCAAGGTTGTGATTTGCAATCTCCTCTGGGCCTTGAGGAATGAAACCGTCTATTATTTCCTGGGCGTTTTGATCGTTGACCATCTGCGGGATTAATTCCCGAATCTTATTGGTGGTATCTTTCCCAGGCACAGTAGATAGTAATGGAAGTTTCATGATGTTTCTCTCCTAGAAAAGAAGTGAGCCCTTGTCGTCCCACTTGGTGTAGAGTTTGCAGTTCTGGCGAAGGACGAGGTATTTGATGTCTTCCTTGGTTTCTGTGCTCATACAGTCATCGTCTACTACTGCGGATATTTCGCTGATTGAATAGCGAATGGCGCCGAAGGGGAGTCGTTCAAGCTTCCGGCCGTTTCTGAGGACATACTCATTCAGCCTGGGCCAGAAACTCTCTTCTACTGCATGTTCTTTGATCCAAAGATCCTGGGGAGTGTCATTGCCAGATGTGTAGAGTTTGCGGAAAGTGACCTGATCGGCCCCCAACTTCTTTACCTGTTTGAAAATGTCCGCAATATCCATGCTGTTGTATTCATCGGTCATGTTGAGTGAAAGGCGAAGGTTGAAATCGTAGCGTTTGATTTCAGAGCAGAGATGTTCGATATCTACCTTGACCTTCTCGGGAGTGACGTTGTATTCCTGGTTCTTGTTGCTTGAAAAGATGCTGGACAGTGAGAGGCTTGAAACCTTGATTGTGTTTCGAAGCCATCGAAGAGCTTCGTCATCGAGGGTGACGCCAGAAGTCTGGAGTTCCAAGATTCTGAAAGGCTTATCCAACCCCTCGTTGAGATCAGTGACCATCTCCATGAATCGGCGATTCATGAGAGCTTCACCATTGCCCGTGAACATGATGTTGCAGCCGTTGTCACGAGCGAAGGCGAGGCGATCTTTGTAGTCCCTCTTGTAAAGATCGCGGAACCTCATGTTCTCTTCGATCTGATTCACATAGTCTTCGTGGTTCATTCGGGCTACGCAAAATTTGCATTTGTTGGGGCAACCAGCTGGGACTACGATCGACAACGATTGAATGTTCATGTTGAGTTATACTAAATCAACTTCGAAACTTCTCCCTGCTACTTGGCAGCGATAGTCAACATCTCGATTATTTGCTG